AATAATTGCCGCCACTGTAAAAATCAGCAACTGTTAGGTCTTCAACAGTAGTTTCACCGTTTAATAAAAAACCGTCATTGTATTCTGTAGCGGTAGTGGGCACGATACGCACAGAACGAATTCCTGTACCTCTAACAGTTACTCCAACTGGCACAGTTAATGGAAATATTTCTTGATACACACCGGGGTATATGTGTATGGTGTCACCGCTTACTGCCTGTGAAAGAGCCTGTTTTACAGTTCTTACAGGATCAGCTGGATGTGTTCCGCTGTATGTATCGTTGCCGTTTTCTGACACATAGATGATGTTGTCTGCTCTAAACGATAAATTAATGCCGTCAATAATAACGTTAGCTGTGTATATGGCATCAGCATATAAATCTCTAACCCAAGTATCGGCCCAACGTTTTCCGCCCAGCGCAGGATTGCTACCTAATGTATATGTTTCATTGAGATTAGGAATAATATCACTGGCGATGTCTGCGTTGAATACAACATTGTCAGTATTAGCGTCGCCTAGTTCAATGTTGCCGTCGGCGGTAATATTTCCAGTGACATGTAGATCACCGTTAACTAGCGCATTGGAATAGATTTCTACTTGACCAGTACCGTTTGGTCTTAATTCTATGTTTGCGTTTGATGAATTAGTTTGTATAACATTGTCAAATATTGTAAAATCACCAACTAAAAACTTTGGTGCTACAAATGCTGATTCTGTATTTGTTACAATATTGATATCACCAGTCGAACTGGTAATAGTATTGTTTTCTATTGTGATGTTGCCAACGTCTAATCTATTTTCTAACTCTAGATTAGTAGTTCTTGTTGTTCCGTTGACTTGTAGATCGTGTGTAGGATTAGCGGTCTTTACGCCGATACGTAAGTTGTTTACATCAAGATAAAGTAGGTCGGTCTCAAAGGCTAGATCCACACCTTGGCGTAGAAGGTTTGCCTTTAAGAGCGGACCAGAAATACGACCAAGCTGGCTCATTCGCTCTCCTCACACCCCGTGTTTCACGGTTAACCACCTTGCATTGCGGGTTTACCACAGTTTAATCATACAGAAAACGGTCTTTTTCTGTAATCAAATGTATTTATCGTTTGGACAATTAACCAAGTAGGATGCCGTAGAGCTGGCTTAGGTCGTCTATTTCTGCTTCTGTAGCGGTTACTGAATCGCCAGCTAGTGTAGTGTATTCAGTACCATTGAATATTTCTGGAGATTGTATTTGAGTGTTAAAGCGAAGATCACCAACTTCAGGAGTTAATGGGCGTGTGCTGTTGTCGCCACTGGGAATTACCAATGCTGTTGTTGAGTTAAATTTCACATATCCAAAACCAGTGCTGTTAATGGTCATTGGCAAACTATTGCTTAGGTTTAAAAATTGATTAGAATTTACAGTTGTTTGATCTAACAACGTTGTACCTGTACCGTTTGGAGTTAGATTTATGTTACCGTTAGATTGAGAACTAAATGTACGCTCATTTAAATCTATATTGTTGTTTACAAGCAGACCGTTAGATCTTAGCCCAGTAGTGGTAAATTCCATAGTTGCGGTATTTGCTGCTACAAAATTTAAAATATTTGATGTATCCGACGCAGTAACTCTAGTGTTTTTATCCGCAGAATATACTCCATTGAATGGTTTTGTGGCTCCAGCACTCCATCCTTCTACTCTAGCAGTAGTGGTGTTGTATCTCAATCCGCCATTAACACCAACAGGTCTTTGAGCAGTAGTTCCATTGGGCAATCTAAGCGCATTAGATTTGTTAACTATAACATTTTTTCCTGCTGCGGGAGTCAATGTAATATCAGCGTTAGTAGTATTGGCTATTATAGAATTATTTCTAAATAAGATTTCTTCAGCTAACACACCGCCTGTACCATCACCTTTTAGATTTAAATTGCTGTTAGATAATGTTGTTGTTATAAAATTATCTTTGATGCGTATGTCGTCATCGTAAAAACTATCTGCTTGAATCAATGCTGCTACAGATAATGTATTGATATTCATGTTACCAGCAACAGAAAGATTTAATGATATATTTGTAAAATCATTAAATCTAACAACACCTGTACCAGCAGCACGTAATTCTACATCGCTGCTTGATAATGTTGTAAAGATTCTATTATCAGTAAAGTTAAAATTTTCAAATCTAGCTTCTGAATTAGTTGTTAAATCGCCTGTTAGATTATAAGCACCTATGGATGTATAATTTCCTGTTCGATTTATTGTACCGGTTACGGATAATAACCCGCTAACTGACGTATTTTTAATATTGGTAATGCCCTGTACTGTTAAATCGTATGTTTCAAAATTGTTGACAGGTACAGAAATAATTCCAGCGCCGTTTGCTCTAAGTTCTAAATCAGCATTTGATGTAGTTGTTGTAATAAAATTGTCATCGACTAAAATAGTACCTGTGCTAATTCCATTGAAGTTGACTCTGCCAACAGTGATATTCTCTACAGCCAATGTACTGTTTACTAATAAGTTCTGCCCAAAAATTACAGGGTTAGTGGCCATAACTATATTACCGCTGCCAGCGGCACGTAGTTCTAGATCACTGTTACTGTCAACTGTGGTTATCCTATTAGATATTAATCTAATGTTGGCTAAATTTACCGGTTGGGCTATTCCGTTGCTCTGCGTTAATGTGCCTGTTAGATCAAAATCTCCAGCCTGAATTCGATTACCAGTTTGTGTTATCAGCGCATTGGCTAGATTTTGTACCGTTACATTGCCATTTATGTTTGTTGTAGAAAGATTAACAGTACCATTATCAGTTAAATTGTTAGAAATTATGACACTGTCAGAAATTAATATCTTGCCAGTGCCGTTGGCAGCAAGTTCTAAATCAGCATTTGAAGTAGTGGTGTAAATGCTGTTGTCGTCTACTAATATTTCGCCGTTGGTTAACCGATCCATCGATAGTCGATTAAGAATAGTCACATCGTCTACGGTTAGTGTATCAGCAACTGTTAAGTTTTTTGTTATTTGAACATTATCAACAATTTCAACTATGTTTCCTGCGCCTGCTACTAATTCTAAATCTGCGTTTGATGTAGTTGTACGAATAACGTTATCGGTAATATTAATTTCAGTAAATTGAACAGTTTCTGTAACTGTTAAATCGCCAACAAGATTTAGATTACCTGTTTGAGTTGTGTTTCCGATGCGAGTTGTTAGGCCGTTATCTGTAAGTGTTCCGTTGATAACTGTTGATTCAAAATTTGTTAAACCGTCTACATTTAAATCTTGACCAACTTGTAAAGAGTCCTGTATGATTATTTTGCCTGTGGCCACAGCCGCAAGATCTAGATCACTGTTAGACAGCGTTGTTTTAACTTGATTTCCTTGTATCTGTATGTTGCCGTTGTATAAAGAATCTGCGCTAACTTGATTGTCAACAGTTAATGATGGCGTTGAAAACTGACCGCCAATGAACAAATCGTTTGTAATAACAACATTATTAGTTGGTGCTGATATTAGACCAGTACCCGACGCAATAAAATTTAAATCACTGTTTGAAGTAGTAGTCAATATAGTATTTCCAACAACAGAAATATTGCCTACATTCATTGTTAAGTTATTGAGTGTGAACGCACCGTTTAATAATAGGTTGCCTAACTGTGTTTTATTTCCGGTTTGAGTAATATCACCAACTATTGATAAATTTCCAGTATTAGTAACAGATTGTAAATTAGTCAAACCGTTAACTGTGAAGTTGTTGTCAATATCAGTTGGGCTTAGTAAACGCACTACGCCGGCGCCAGCGGCTGTTAATTCTAAATCAGAATTTGATACAGTAGTGGCAATTTTATTTCCGCTGATTTTAATGTTATCAAGAGTTACATCTACAACAGATAAATTTTTCCACACTAATGAATTTGAACCAAGGCTATTAATTTCAGTTACCTTAGGCAGTAAATCGCTATTGATTTCAGCATCAAACTGAACTTGGTCTATGGTTTGATTTCCAACTGCTAATGTACCTTCAACATTGAAATTTCCAGTCATTGACAAATTAGCACTAACTGTTACATTTTGATTAAGATTTAAAATATTATTAATAGCATCAATATTGATACTACCGCTGATGCTTGAAATAGTATTGTCTTTAAATTTAATATTGTTTGCGTCAACTTCTGTAGGCAATAATTTTACAATATCTGGGCCGTTGGATAAAATTATTTCATTAATACCTCCAACGTTTTGACCAATGCCATTTAATGTAACAAATCCTGTAGCTTGATCTACAAAGAACGCTTCGCCTACACGGAAATTACCTTGTGCGTCATCGCTTTGATAATATATTTTTGCGTCATTTAATGGTACAACTTCGTTATCTTGTATAGTCAACGTAGGATCATTTGTTTTTACTAACCCAGACCCAACATAACCAAAATTATGTTGTATCAAATACATAATAACAGCATTACCGTTGCCTTCAGCACCTACGTCGCCGTAAACGCAAGCCGATCCAATACTTCTTAATTCGGCACCAAATGATGTTGCTTGGCCAGCAAAACCTAATGAACCGTTAGTAGCATAGAGTCCTTTGCTGGCAAAATATGTAAATGAATTTAACCATTCAACACGCACACCGTTGGTCATAAAAAGACCAATAGAACCTGGAACTATAAAAGTTACAGAATGAAATAACATTGTAGCTTGATTAGATGTTGTGGCTGCTACTGATCCATCAACAAATGCCCCGCGACCTGCTTCAATTAATGGAAGGTTGGGTTCTGTTAATACTGTAATATTCTGTACATACGGTGATCTTGAAACAACATTGATATTTGGGGCAAATCTAAAAGCATATCCAGTACCGGTACTGCTGTTATAATAAAATCCAGCTACTGTTAAATCTGAAATTGTAGTTTCACCGTTGAGTAAGAAAGCATCTTTATCGTTGGTTGCTGGGGTTGGTGTAATTTTTACAGAACGAAGGCCTGTACCTTTAACTGTTACGCCTTGGGGCACAGTTAATGGAAATATTTCTTGATACTCCCCTGGAAGAATATAAACTGTGTCACCGTTAACACACTGTGACAAGGCGTATTTTACAGAAGCAAATGGTCCACTTGGGTGGTCCCCTACGTTACTGTTGTTTCCATTGTTTGCTACGTAATAGGTATTGCCTGGTCTAGTAGCAATATTTGTAATACCAGGAAATGATATACTTGGTGATATTAAAAGTAAGCTGTTAACAAATTGAGTATGTAACTCTCGCCATTTTTTTGCCTGGGCATCGCTTGTTCCGCCGTCGGCTATTCCTGTAAATGTTATTGTTGATGCGCTGCCGGCATCGACAAAAGTTACTGCTAGCGAGTTAGCATATTCTCCGTCTAATACCAATCCGCTTAGGCTTGAGCCAAGACGATATGAGTCTGAAACATTTGGTATAAGGTCACTGTCTACCTCAACATTAAAAGTTACAGAATCGTTATTTTGATTACCAAAGGTAATAGTTCCGTCAAATGTTATGTCACCAGTTGAATGTAAATTTCCACTAACATCAAGACTAGAAGTAGTTTCAACAATTCCAGTACCATGCGGTTTTAATTCTATACTAGCGTTTGATACTGTGGTAGAAATTGAATGATCGTTAAACTGTAATCCGCTAGTGGTTTTTAAAGTGTCTGTGTTGATAACACTGTTTGTGACTACATTGGTGGGTAGATATGTAAAAGTATTGTTTAGGCCATCTATGACCCAATCATCTATTTGAAAATAGTTGTCAACAATTAAATTAATAGTTCTAATACTATTGTTAACTGTGAGTTCTCTAGTTAACGCATCGGTGTTGATACCAACCTTGCCGGTAATTACGTCAAGGTACAGGTTATTATCACCAAGGGTATTTTCAAAGATAAGATCAACCCCGTCTCTGACGAGATTGTCTTTGAGCATTGCTCCGGAAATTCTACCTAGTTCTGACAAGATGCGCTCCTTACAACGTATTTATTGTAAGGGCTAATGCTTATTGATCGTAACCCGTATAAACGGTTACTGGTTTTGTGTTTGGTACTGCTGAGAGGAATTTAATATGCCAGCCAGGTTTGGCAATTTTAACAGTATAAGAACCTCCAGTTGCTCCAGGAACTGTTACGGTATACGATTCTAAACCGTCATAACCTGAGCCAGGAGTATTTACAGAAATGTATGTTACTATGCCGCCACCGTCTACTGTAGCTGTGCCAGTGGCTGCTACACCGCCCGTAGGGGTAGTAAATGTTACCGCAACGGGTGTTGATGGTGTTAGTCCGGTGCCACCCGAATTAACCTGCACACCGACTACAATACCATCAGATTCTTCTAAGTCAAAGTTAGTTCCAGAAATCTGTATGACATTTTCTACCAGCACCATCATATTATCTACATAATCTAAAGGATCAAAACCTTGTGCCAGGCCAGGTACGTAAGTTAACGGTTCACCACTGATCGGAAACCATTTACTAATATCTTGATTGGTTTGTGTAATAGCATCCCAATTACCAACACCAAGATCCGATTTAATAACTTTAGCTGGACCTTGTAGTCTTAAAGGAAACCATTGGCCTTCAAAATAAACTTCTAAGCCAACTGCTCTTGAAGGAAAATAATCCGCAGTATCAGCAATTTCATGCTCGCTAGTAGGATTTGTTGTAAATCTTATCTGTGCTTCTTCTTCAATTACTGGGCGTTTGTTTATTGCGCCTTTGGGCAATCTTAGGCTGTCTTCTGAATTAAAACTTGCTCGGCCGCTAGGATATCTAACAATAAGTGTTTTATCGTTAATACTAAATTTGCTAAGATTTTGTGTTTTAAGAAATTTCATACTGGCAATACGCTCACTGTGCACACAACAGAAGTGTTAAGTGTTGCTCTAGCTTGAACGCTATCACCAGGTCCTAGAACAATTCTTTCTGTGTCAAAAAATACTGTTTCACCGCCGGGAATTATTAAATCTTTGATAATAGCATTAGTTGTTGTACTAGCAGTGTCACCTGCTTTTACAAGAAAAACTTCAATGCCTACAGCGTTTGCTGATTCATCAATTGGTGGTGTCGAGTCTGGGCTTAAAACATTACAAAATATCATTGTAGTGATTGCGCTTTGAACATTTAGGTCGCCGGCATTCCCAGGAGCAGTGAATATTGTGTCTATAGTTGTTGTTAATGTATAATTCTCTATCATATCTGTTCCTTAAAATAAAATACTGTAGGCCAGTGCTTTATGTTTACTTATTAATTCGTTTTTAACTGGATATGAAACAAGATCTCCAGAGTTAAATTGTGTATTATTAGTTACCCATTGCTGCCAAGCAATAGTTTGAGATTCGTTATTATAATAAAGACCAGTGCCGCCTGGTGTTAATACCTCAACGTTTTCCGTTAATTCTCCAGCTGGATTTTTATAATCTATCGTTAGATCATTGCTAAAAATTAATGTACCACCAGGAATAGCAAACACTGGATCAAGTGTACCTGTACTGTTAAAAAATGCTGATCTATTAAATTCAACACCAGCTGTGCCAAATGTTCTTAGTACAATATTGCCATTTGTGTCATTGTTAGTTATGGCATTTTCTGATATTTCTAATCCACCAATGTCGACTCGATTGCTGTAAAATGTTGCTGTTGTTTGTCCGTCAACAACCACGTTAACACGACTTTCTGTTAGTGCTAGACTAGAGCCAGCAATAAAAGTAACTGCTGGTATTGTCAAATATCCAGGGCCGCCAAGGCTTACACCATCATTGGTTACTGATGTTGCTGTTATTTGTCTGTAGGTAATACTGGAAGTATTTAGGTCAACTGTGGCCGAAGCCGCAGCATCGCCCGAACTAAAACTAATTGTAGCAGATTCGTAATCGTCGCCTGGATTAATAATTTCAACTGCGTAGACTGCCCATACAATATCAAAAGTAGCACCAATGCCTAACGAATTTGCTGACGTTGGTATGTTAGTGTTTGATATTGGTAGTTCAATATATTGGCCGCCGCTAACTACTGTAAAGTCGTCAATGCCGCCACCTGGCAATATTGCTGTAACTTCAATTACCGCATCAACACCAGCAGTTCCGCCGTTAATAACTAATAATTCGCCTACAGTATAATTACTTCCCGGTTGATTGATGGTTACTATAGATGCTGTCATTACCGCACGACCGGTTGCGCCACCTGATGTGTCTTGTACTATGACAAATGTATCGCCACGTTGTATTAGGTTGTCTGGATCTCTATTTCTAATAGCAAGATCTACATACAGTTTATTTGGAATATCGTCGTCAGCGTTAACCTGTAATTCATAATTAGTTGTGCCAAGAACTTTTACAACACCAGTTCCTGTGCCAATTAATGTAAGGTCCCCACCGTCTGTGGTGCTGTCTGTGGTAATTTGTCTAACTTTAAGAGTACTGTTGTTGTAAGAAATAACAGTACCGATACGTTCAACAATTTCCCAACCGTTTGCTAATTCGTCAAATCTAAAACTTGGAAAAGGATTTTCTAAACCGGGACTAAAAAATCCTCGATCTATTTCGATACCGGAGTAACCTTCAGTTACTCCGTTACCGGTTTCGCCTTTGTTTAAAAGTATAATATTGTCTTCAACTTCAAGATTTGTAGCCTGTATGTAAACTGTTTCACCTTCGACTACAAGGTCGCCAGTGACCCGTACTTCACCTATATTAGGTCCTGTATCTAAGACTATGCTTCCGCCGCGAGCGGATTTAATCTTATAGTCACCACTGGTCTGTAAGACTTGACTCATACTTTATTCCAAATTAGATAGCTGTTAATTGGATATAGTCTGTTGACGAATCGTTGACCAATGTCCATTTATATTTGTTTCCAGCAAAATCAACTGCTCTATATTGTGTTAGTTTTTTAATAGCAACACGTGAACTATCTGTTCCAGGATCTGTAAAGCCAACCATAACTGCTGTAAGAGCAGTGTCGGCGGCAAATGTTGTGCCTTCGTCTAGTTTTACACGGAAAGTGCCGTCTGTGGCATTATACACATCGTATTTGTTTGAACCTACTTGCTTAACAATATAGCTTGTACGTGCTGTTGAAGTTTTTTGTGCGGAAACTAAAATACCTTTTTCAGTTGTTGCTGCGGTACCGAAGTTTAATTTTTTAATTGGACGTCCCATTTGGTTTCTCCTTTAATGACGTTCTAGGTCCTACGCGGTGGGTACCGCATAAATCACTTAGATACTTTATTTATCCGCGACTTAGCAATGCCATCAGCTCAATTTTTTCTATAGTTTTTATCAAAGAATTAATGTTGTCTATTTCTTTTTGAGCACGTTCTATATAATTGCGCTGTTTAGTCTGTCTATAGTATACTAATGCTATGCTGTAGTTTTGAATATGTTCTTCTATTACTGCTTCTATCCTGTTAACATCGTGTTTAAACATTGGCCATCGTTTACGCCATATGTTAAAGTGTTTACGTAATTCTGGAAAATCTTTATCGCTTTCTACTTCCATAGCGATATTTAAGTCAAACAAAAAGGCTCCAAAGAGCCTTTTTGAACATTTAAAATGTTTTGATTACTTGAATGATACGCTAGTATCAGTGATCTCAACGCGAGCCAAGTAGTCAGCAGCATTACCAAGAGATGATGCTGTGTTTGTTAACTCTACATAACCATATCTGGTCATGAAAGAAACTACTGGTTCAAATGTTGCTGGATCTAGTACAACACCGCTTGACATCAATGGGATGTATGGGCAGTAGAATGCTGGAGCATCAGATTCGCTAGAACCTTTGTATCCAACTAGTACTGGAGCATCATTTGTTGCGTATGCGTCAACATACACCTTCATTGCGCTGTTCAATGTTCCAACAAACTTAGTGTTTGTAGGAGCTTCGAATGTACCTTCTGTTGTTCTTGCGAACGCAGAAGTTGTAGCACTTTGTAGGATTGTCAAAGCAAATGGTGAAACTACAGCGTAGTTACCAGCGCCACGACGTGTACGTTGTGCGATCAAGTTAGCTTGACGATTGATTAGAACAGCTAAAGCAGCGTGTTCGTCACCAACGAATGTAGCAGTACCTGATACAGCAGTTTGGTCATAAGTCTCTGAACCTGTACCTGCTAGGTTACGTAATGAACCTAGAACTTCTTGGTCGATTTCAGCTGTGATTTCTTGAGCCAAAGCAGCCATGATTTCTGCTTCGATGTCAATACCTTGTTGGGCTTGAGCATCTTGAGCAGCTTCAAATGTCCAGCGAGCTGACAATTTACGTGTCTTCGCTTCGACAGTTTGTTTCAAGATTTGAATTGACATCTTCTTACCAGCAACGCCTTCTAATGCTGCGGTTGCTGCTGCAGTTGCCGCAACAGTTGAAGTACCTGATGCGTTACCTGAGTAAGATGAAGCGATCTTGAATGGGCTGAATGCCTCTTCACCAGCTGTTACACCACCTGCGCTGTCCGCATAGCGAACACGTAGGGTATGGATTTGACCAACTGGACCAGTCATTGGTTGTACACCAACCAATTCGTTAGCAATGACCGTAGGCATTACACGTCTGATCACTGGAAGGATCACACGATTTAGTGTTGCGACGTTACCGGCAGAAGTAGCACCAGCAGTGGCACTCTCCGACAAATACTTGCGGGTATTTTCAAGAGTTGTGGCCATCACTGTACGACGAGTTCCATTTAGGCCTTCTAAAAGTGCCTCTTTGGTTTCCTGCCAGCGTGACTCGAGTAGTTCTGACATATTAGTTCTCCTTAAACTTTAAGTCCCGCGAGCTTGCGGATTGTAAAAATCTCAGCGGTCTTTTCCTCACCGCTGGTTTGTTGGGCCTGCTTGTTGCCTGTTATTACTGTGCCTTCTGTTAGTGCCTTCTTTTTAGGAGCCTCGCCGGCCAAAACGGCAGGCAAATACTTGTCAAATGAACCACGTAGTTTGTCTGTTGAAACGGATTCCAACAAATCACTCATAACTGTTTTCTTATCTCCAGTTAGTGGGTTCAACAATTCGCTCATAATTTCTTTACGTGTAGCCACATCTTTTGCAATGCGGATTTCACGATCCTTGCTTTCAACAATGCGAGTTGTTTCATCGATTGCTTTTTGTGCTTCCTCTAGAGCAGCTTCTTTTTCTTTAACTACTTTTAATAGTTTAGAAGTTTCAGACTTCTCGTTGAGTAGGCTTGAAGCATATTCGCTTGCGAAGCTTTCAAAGATTCTGCGACCAAAGTCATTTTTACGAGCTAGTTCAATGTCTTCACGTAGCTGAGTCATTTCAGTTGTTAGTTTGTTAACAACAACGTTTTCGACTAGCTTAGAAGCTTTAGCAATGAATTGTGCTCTGACTGTGTCAAATTTCGCTTTGCTTTCACGTACAAGTTTAACTTTTGTATCTACTAGGTCTTTCTTGTCAGTGTGGAATTCTGCGATTTCTTTAGCTAGGGCGCCTACAATGAAGCTCTCTAGTTTTGCGAAATTTTCAGACACTTTCTTGCGGTCTTCGTGTAGTTCTGAAAGTTCTGAAGCTAGATTATGGAGTACAAACTCTTCCATTTTCTTAGCATCGTCTTTCATCTTTTTAGCATATTTGGCTTTAGCTTCAACTAGTTGATTACGATCTTCTGCCAACTCAGCAAGTTCTGCTGTTAGACGATCAGAAACCATTTTGTCGAGAGCTTCAACCATTACACCTTTATCGTGCTCATACTTCTGAGCAAACTCTTCACGTAGTTCCGCTGTTACTTGATCACGGTTTTCTTGAATTCTGCTTGACCAAGCGGATTCAATTTCCGATTTGAGTTCTTCGGAAATCACATTGTTCTCAAATAGTTGTTTTACGATATCTAGCATGTGATTCTCCTACTGTTATTTGAGTCCCCTGATGATTTTCACCAGGCTCTCTGCTATGTATTTCTGTGCCTTTTTGTCGCCTTGAACTTCCCTTGCTATATTAAATGCCTTGTTACCACCTAACGTATTCATTAGATGTTCATAAACTGGTGTTGGGTATGCCCCTGGTGCGCTTGGTTGTGCTACAATATCAACTGTGATAATTTCGAAGTCGGAAACTTTACCGCTTCCGTCTTCGGCAACGTTACCGGAGCCCCTGCTTGATACGCCTAGTTTTACTCCTGACTCCAGCATGGTTTGAACTAATTGTCCCATAGGAGTTGGAAGTATTTTTAATTTTCCGTATCCATTTGGACCGTCCATCCACATCTTAGTCATCATGTGGCTGACTCGATCCAAATTTATGCGTAGATCCGCAGGATGATCAACTTCTCCCAGACATGAGTAGCCTCCACCGATCTGTTCATTGATGGTTTTGACAGCCCTAGCAATTTCGGAGGACGGGTAAATTCTCTGATTAGCATTCTTAATGTCACCCTGTATACAAATGCCATTAAGATGTAGAGTCTTCTTGTCCCCGTCTTCTGTGCTTTCAAGGATCAAACCAGCTTGGTCAAAACTCAAATGTTCACTGAGATAATTTTTCACCTAAGGGCTCCGATTACTTGCCGCGGAATAAACTAGCTGTGTTAGTGCCAGTTTCACCTGCGCCTTTTTTCTCAGCGCCATGACCGGCAGCTACTTTGCTTTTGAAAGCACCTTTAGCTGCTGCTTTAGGATCGTTTACGCCAAGATCTTTTGTGTTCTTGCTTAATAGGCCGTTGTCTGAACCGCCACCTTCGCCACCTTTAGCGATGTTAGAAGTTGTACCGCCCATGTCGTTTTTGCCTGCTACGATTGACTTGGTGTTAGCACCGTTGTCACCGCCTTTGGCAAATTTGTCATAGGTTGCGCCGCCAATTTTTTCTGTGTATTCACGTACTGTGGCTAGGTCTTGAATTTGGTCTACGCCAGCGTCAATGCTGTCGCCCATGCCTTTTGGCATGCCCATACCGCCGTCTATGTCCATACCGCCGTCTATGTCGCCGTGCTCTGGCTCATTCTTTTCATCTGACATAAATGAGTCAAATGCTGCTTGTAATTGTTGGATTTCTTGGCTTAGGTCTTGTACATCGCCTTTAGTAGCAGGATCGCTGTCATCACCTTCTTCTTCGCCTTCTTCCTCTTCGTCACCTTCTTCTTCCTCACCGTCTTCTACATCGCTGATAAACTTGCCTGTAGGATCTTCGGTGTCTTCTTCGTCTTCGCCTTCTTCAACTTCTTCAAAGTTTTCTTCAAGGTCTTCGTCGTCTGATGACTCGTCAACTTCTTCGTCAGCAGCTTCTTCTACTTCTTCGTCTGCTGATGCTTCTTCGATTTCTGAATCGATTAAGTTTTCATAAATTTCGCGTGATTTTTCTACCACGTACTCGTGGAAAAGCTCTTCAGCTTTGGATTGTTCGTTGTTCAGCAAAGATTCTAACATCTCTGCGATTTTGTTCTGGTCTGCCATGATTGATCCTCCTAAATTGGTTATACAGGCTGTCGAATATATTTACTACTAATATTATTTTTAGGCATTAAATGATAGTTTTTTGAAGATTTTTGATCATTTAAATACCGCATCGGGGAAATCTTCGCTAATTTCCTCAAATGTCTGATGTGTTAGGTTTTTAGTTATACTTCTGATGTTATCAGGAATAAACGTGTCTTTCTCTATAATTCTATGATATTTTATATTTTGGAATTCTCTAATTACTTTTTCTGTTTGATTTACCCAGTTGCCAAAGTATGTAGCAGGTTCTAAACTGCGTTTGTAGTTAGGTGTATCTGCGTAGACGTTGTTGAATTTGCCATTCAACCCCTGATAATCAAAACCAATAATATAGATATCATCATAGCCATGACTGCTGGCTAACCACAATGCTGTTGGACCTGAACTCCATCCTTTATGGGGATTAAAAAACCTAAATCCCTGTAGTTTTAACACACCTTTATTAGGATTGGTCCATACCTCATGCCGCATCTGCCACTGTGTTTTTTCTATTTCTTTGACCATTTTTTCGTCTACAGCCACGAGATAATCTGGTTCAAATTCTCTGTACAGCGCATTACAGCCGTAGATTTTTCCAAACTTTTTTAGTTCAGGCAGGTTTACACGTTGACGTGTAACTCCATTTCCTAATACAAAAGCTATTTTTTTAGGCGGCAGGTTGTTCTTCAGCTGGTGGTTGTCCATACATTAACTGTATAAATTCTCGCTCAGCAGCTTGCTCGAATTGGTGTGCTTCGGTTTGTTTTCGAAGTTGATTGATTTGACGCAGTGTTAGACGTACTTTTCTTTTGTCTTTTTCTTTTACTACAGATGTATCTTTACGACCGTCGTAACGTTTATCGTCGGTGTATTCGTTTTGTTGATCGCTAAAATAGAAAAATTCTAAAAGTTTCATCTTGTATTTATATTTTAAGCTGCTGGTGTTGGTTCGGGCGCAGTTCCAAGAGCGCCTTCTTCTGGAGCAGGTGCTGCTTGTGCTGCTAGATCTTCTGGAGCTTCAGCATCTTGGGCATCAGTTTCTGCTGATATCTCAGCTGGACTTACACCCACTGACCGCATTTCAGAAGCAGCATTGATAGCAGCTCCAAGCACTGTGCCATTTTCTTCTTTCCAAAGACGCTCGTTCTCTGTGATCTCTTCTTGACTTAGACCTAAGAATCGTTTTAGAGCAAAGCGTTTGCTCATGTAAGGAACTTCTTGAAGCGCAGCAAATGTCTGTACTCGACTGTTGTCTAGTTCTGATTGACGATAAGCTGCAAAGTTTTGTGGCGGATTAAATTTAAGTTCAAACAGGCTGTTGTCAATATTAACACCAGATTTAATCAACCAACGTTTGAATTCTAAATCGAATTCAGCAATTAGATTAGACTGTAAACGTTTACAATATTCATTGAAACGCAGTTCTTGTATGTAAGCAGTGCCTACTTTACCATCTGTAAATGCTGCTTGACTGTCGTCAGGCATGGTCGGCAAGTAGCTGCTAGGTATGCGCAAAGCTCGGAATAATTTGTTGGTAAAATAGCGTAAGTCGTCAATTTCACCTAGGTTAGTACCACCTGGTAGTGTATCAACTTTTGATCCACGACCTTCTGCTGTCTGTGGGAAAAAGTAGTCTTCTGATATGCTAAGAGGATTGTACGATGCGTCTATGACGTTCTGTCCACCTCCTGTGGATGAAGGAATTCTGCGCTGATTGATTTCGTTTTTCACACGCTCAACAAAGCTCATAGCCATGTGTGCTGGCATATTTCCCACGTCAACGTAGAACACTCTGCGCTCAGGAGCACGTTGTACACGATAGATAATAATAGCATCTTCTAGCAGTTCTTTTTGCTTGTACACCTTGAATACTGATTCTAGCAACGAATTGCCAAACGGATAGTTGTTGTCCAGTCCTTCTGAAAGACTTAGATGTAACATGTGTTCTGAGTTAACAGCAATCTCGTTTAACTGATTTGAAAATCTACTACCAGTCTGTTGAGGAGCAGCACCTACCATGCCTCGACCATACGCACCACCGCTGACATATGATGCTGTGCCAGCAGGCGTATTATGCGTGTTAGGATGCATTGTGGTTGCTACTAGATCTTGAAAGTTTATGTTTAAATCACGAACAACATACTGTTCGGGATTTTTTCCTTCACTTTCGTTGACAATAATTTTAACTAATTTAGCAGTGTCAATGTAAAATAATTTTTGTGTTTCTGGATCACGGATAAAGAAACAGTCTCCGTATTTGAAACAGTTACGCACAATGCGAAACATTCTAGTTTCAAATTGTTGGAACTTGTGCCACTTTTGTAGTCCGTCTTTTAGCAGTTTGACTTCAGTGGCCGTGGGCTGTCCTTTGAAATTAATTTGAAACGCTGTGTTGTTTTCTCTGTTAGGCTGAGTACAAAACTCAGCAAGAATATCCAAAGCAGCATTGACTTCTGAATCCATATCCATTGTATCATACTGCATGTAGCGTTCAACACGATTAGGAGTACCTGCGTAGACATCTGGTAAGAAACTGCTGTAATTTGATTTTGCTGGACCCGGACGAGAACCATTGCCCAGTGGACTAAATCCTCCGGCTTGTTTTCCAGTTGGTACAGGTGTAAAGTATTTTTTCCAGCTCAATGTCTTACTCCTAGATTAATTTCTCACTAACTTCATATTCTTAATAGCAGATAGCTTGTTCCTTTCTACTCTATTTTCTTCTCTAGCAAGAGAGATAAGAACGTTTATATTACTATTTAAACTCGTTATGAATTGTGCTAATGATATTTGGCCAGCTGATGATATAATTTGGCCCATTTGCGGTACTGTGACCACAGCTTCTTTGCCGTGTAACAGTGCCGGTGTTCCTTTTACAGGATCAAAATTAGCAAATAAATTGCCTGTTTGCCCTAAAGTACCAGTCCTAAGACCCAGTTCACTAGGATCTATAGTATATGGACTGTTTGATTGGCCTATAGATAGTCGTGGCACAGCACCTTTGCCAATGTAACCAATTACTTGGCCAGCATTAACGTACTTGCCAATATCAGCAGCATAACCGGCAAGCAGGTCTTTATTCAAATCTCTACCAGTAACAGGGTCAATGTGTGCTCCTACGCCTCTTAAAGCAAACATTAAATTTCGTTTTTCGTCATGTAAGTAAAGCTCTCCACCATTTTTGCCGGTGGATGCTTTAATTGTGCCACCAAACGGAGCCATAATTGCTGATCCCTCTGGAGCAATAAGTTCTCTCATAACTCTATTGTTTTCTGTAACTTTTTTTCCTAGAGAGTACTCAGTTTTTTCTGATACAAAACGTTTAAAATCTTTGTTTAAAATATTTTCATTAAACCATTTTGTAGATTCAGCATCAAAAGCTCCTGCTTTTTTTGCTGTTGTTGCTTTATAAATTAAATTATTTTTTAATGCGGCAGTGTCTTCTAGGGCTTTGGCCAGTGCCTGATAAGCATTTTCAACCATTTGTAGTTGTTCAAGCTCGCTGGCTTTATCAAAGCCAAATAGATCACTGAAAAATGCGCTAAGAACAGATCTTGCTGCCCAGAATTTCATCCTAATCCAAATCTTTCTTATCCACTTTTCAACGTGCTGTCTAGCAAATTCTAATCCTTCTGGACTAGCCATGAATGCTAAAAAATTCTTTATTTTTGGCCACATGCCATCAAACTGTGATCCAATTTCAGAGCCAAATTTTCTTATTTTTCCGCCTAGATCTTGTTTACTCAATTCTTCAGCCATTTTTGTTAGCTCAGGACCTAATACTTTCATTATTGATTGATACGCAGTCATAATTGCCATTGAAAACGCATTTAATAATCGTGTAATCCCGTCTCTTCTTTCTTGTTCTTTGAGAGCTTTTTCAATATTTTTTCTAATGTTTTCTTCAGTCATCTCGGCGGCGCCGCCCATGCGATTTTGAAATGCTAACGCAGCATACACTACATCTTTATAATTTTCCATGCCTACCGCACCAATGGAAATTTTATCTTCAATCTTACCAAGTTTTTTAAGTTGAGAAGGTAATTGGCCACCGTATTTGGCCACAATTTCTGTAGCACGAAGATTAAATTCTTTTTGATCTATGCCTGTATCTTTGGCAATTGCCATCATTTCTTCAATGGCTTGCGCATTGTTAGGAAATAATGTAGCCATCAAGTTAGCAGATTCGCTCAGGCCTTTTTGATTTTTTAATGATGCTTCGGCATATTTTATTCCAGCATTGCCGTTAATCATTGATGATAATTCTAAAACACTTAACAGTTTGCTTCTATTTCTTTCATCTTGATTATTAACTTCGGCCATAAATGCTGCGTCGTCTCTAACTGCTTTCATCTCTTGTTCGCTTTTTTTAGCATCTTGACCACTTAACTGATTTACCAGCATAGATAATCTTGTGTAATCTACAAATTGATCTGTAACTCTTTTATAGTTTATTGTTTCTTTTTGAACTCCTCTTAGAGTAAATGTCATGTAATTCATAAATCTCTCAGAAACATCATCAGTGGTTAATCCCATCTGCATTAATTCGTCTCGAACTCTAGACCCTTCTGCTTTTAATTCTTCATTAAATTTACTAAAAATAAATGCGCCTTGTGTTACTGTGCCACCTATACCAGCAAGTGCTTCAGAATTTTCCATTATTAATTTAGCAAAAGTATCTAAACTAAGATATGCGTCAGCAGCAGCAAACCTTAGAGCAATAACGCTGTTATTAAACGATGCTCCGTATTTGCTAGTTTGTTTTAATACATCATTCCACCCTTCAAAAATCTGAACAGTAGAAATAACAACATCACCAAGTGATCCTAAAAATCCTCCAACCAGTGGAACATTTTTAATTAAATTATCATTAACAGCAGCACCCCAAGCACTGGCTTTGTCAGTATTAGTTTCTAAAAGATTAACAAATGTTTTACCGGTCTGTTTAATACCTTTGCCAAATTTTGAGATCGAAGACATCTCTTTGTTAATAGATTTTGCTTTTTTAGATATATTTCTAACAGTAGGGGTAGAAGTGTTATCTGTTGACCCTATAGAATCTTCAAGATTCTCTACAGCATTAATTAAATCTCGTAAGGTTGCTTCAGACGCGGCATTCTTAAATACCAATCGTCCGTAGCTACTGGTTATTAGTTCTACAGTTCTATTTGCCATATGTTATAGTGCTAGATTTCCGCTGTGTTGTTTTTGTGCGTCAAGTTGCTGATAATGTATTGACTGCCTTTCTTTCGTCATTTCGATCAACGTTGACATATTAGCATTAAAAGTTGTAATCAGTTCAGCTATGTTAATTGACCCGCCAGTCTTAGCAATACTCTCCATTTGCTCTACAGACATTGCTGTTGAACCACTAGAAGTTCCTATAGTTCCACTAGCAAAGGCAGGTACATGTTTACCTTGAGCATCCGGTGTACCTATTATTTGTCTAGGGTCGACACTAAACCCGTCTTTAGTTCTAACTTCATAATGAAGATGTGCCCCGCTCGACGTTCCAGTATTACCTACGCCGCCAACTATATCGCCTACACTAACAGTATTTTTCTTACCGTCAAATATTTTTTTGTATTGTTCCCACGCTTTAAGATTCATATGGCCTAATATATGAACTGTACCTGTTGTAGGTTCAATTATCTCAGCATAGTTACCATACCCTTCAAGATTGCCATTTTTAACCTGCTGTTTGTATTGGATTGAACCAGACACTGGGGCTTTTATTTCAGTACCTTCTTTTGTTGCTTGATCAGTACCGTGGTGGAAAGTCCCATCACGCAGTCCTCGAGCACTGTTAACTGGAACTCCTTTTAAAGGTGCTTGAGTTTTTACTCCACTCTTTGCCATCATTTCTCTAATAGCTTGTTCGTATTGTGCTGTTTTGGCAGCACCGGCATCTTTAGCATACCCGCCGGTTACTGAGTCACCTCTAGTTGGTCTTTGAACATTAGTAGCGTCAGCGGTGCCGTCATCGGATGTTACACCACGTGTACCAAGAAAATCTCCTCCTGGTTTAATTGTAAACCCTAATTGCGCTGCTCTGGTTACGCGATCAATCTCTAAAGCGTTTAATGCTTTCTGTTTATCCTCGTCAGTAATTCCCATTTTTTCCCAGTCGTCTTTGTCAGTATTAAACGATCTTTTTAGGGCAAACTCACCATGTACTCCAAGTACATGCCAAAAATGTTCAATTTCACTTAAAATAAATTCTCGACCTTCAGCTGAACCTAGTAATTTTAAAAACTCTGTAACTTTTGGCAAATGATTTTTTATAGTAGTGCCTAACCATTCACCAAAGGCTTTTATTCTTGCTTGAACTTCTTCGCTTTTTAACGATTTAGAAATATCGTTAAACATAGGCATCAATGTATCTATTAAACTTTCTTTGAACTTGTCAAAAGCAATAGAAAGGTCATTCATTAATTTTGTAAATCCTTCACGTTTGTCTGCTTCGTCTTTGGCTGCTTTCCACATCGCATTTAGTTTATCTGCGGTTAAATCAGAAATTTTACCATATCTACCGACACCAGCAACTGCTGATTTTATTGATCTATAAAGTTCTCCAGTTGGGCCTTCCATTAATGACATTGCATTGATTAATGATTGATTTTTTACATAATAATCTTTGATACTCATATTTTGATCAACAAAACTTTGTCGTAAAGTATCGTCAAATTTATCTAAAGTCACACGGCCTTTTTTAATAGAAGTTACCATGTCTTTTGCGCCTTTGCTGGCAAACGGCATCATAGTCATAAGATCAACAGCTAGATCAGTTTGAGGTTGTTGTCCTAGAGCAAGTGCTTTCCAGAGTTCAGCGCCAGCATCACCGTAGGTGGCAACAAATTGTTTAAGACCAGCATCCATCATGGTCTGTTGATCTGTTCCAAGACTCATTATCATTGCTTGGTAAGCAGCATCTTGATTTACACCTGCGATTTTACTTTCTAACTGTTGAGCTGTTTGTCCTGTTAGTTTTACCAATCTATCTAAATTTAAAGAATAAAACATAAATTGTTTTTCAAATTGTTCTTTTGATTGTTTTTCTCTAAATGCTCCTCGCTGAGTATTTTTCATAAACATCATCAACATCTCAGATACTTCTTTGCTAGAGTATCCCATTTGTCTAAGAGTGTTGTTTACAGGGCCGCCTTCTCTTTTTAGATATTTGTTATATTCAGCAAATACTTTAGCACCTGCAGTTACTGTGCCACCAAATGCCACTAGCGATTCACTATTAGCCGACACAATTCCAACAAAGTCATCTAACGAAATGTTAGCACCGTTAGCAGCCATTCGTAATTCTAAAATACTGTTGTTAAATGATGCTCCTGATTTAGTAGATTGTTTGAGACTTTGATTCCATGATTCAAAAGTACCTATGGAATAGTTGATCACGTCGCCAAAGGCTCCTAGGTATTTTCCAACAAGAGGTAGTCCTTTAATAATCTGATCATTTAATACAGTGGTATATGAACTGAGTTTGTCGTTACCGCTGGCTATCAATCCGGCAAACGATCCCATTGCTCCAACAAGATTTCCAATTTGATTGCCAACCATGTCCATAGCAGATTCCATAATCGACGACCCTGAACTCGACTGCGATGATGGTGTAGGTCCAGCGCCAGCGCCAGCGCCACTACCTGTGTTGTTGGACATTTTGTTAACAGCACGTACAATTTCTTGTAAGGTCGCATCAGATGCTGCGTTTTGCAGCACACCTGATAATTGCCCGCCAATTATTTCTACTGTTGTATTAGCCATTTATGATTACCAAAAAAGAAAATGCCAGAAATCTGCGCATATAAATACCTTGTAACTACTATTATTTATAGGTATAAAAAACATGTCAGATTTTGATCCAACCAGTAAAGCAGAAAGAATATTATCACCTATTCCTGCTAAAACGCCAGCACAGCCAGTGTCTGCTAATCCATTATCTGGATTTTTTAGACAGCCTAAAATTTGGATGTCTTTGCCCAGCAAGGGAAAATTCTATCCAGAAGGTGCTCTAGAAAAAACAGAAACTGGAGAGTTTCCAGTGTTTGCTATGACAGCCAGAGACGAGTTGTTGTTTAAAACTCCAGATGCTTTAATGAACGGCTCAGCCACTGTGGAAGTTGTAAAAAGCTGTATTCCAAACATCAAAGATCCTTGGTCTATGCCCAGCATCGACATTGACGCTGTGTTAATTGCCATACGTATTGCTACCTATGGTGTTGAAATGGATGTTACTACTCAGTGCCCTAGTTGCTCAACCAGCAACGACTTTGCTGTGGATTTAAGAAATGTTTTAGACGGATTGAATCAATCTACATTCAACGAAAAAGTTGAAATTGGCTCAGACATGTTGGTGTCCTTAAGACCGTTGACTTACAAACAGACCACACAGACTGCGTTAAAGGCTTTTGAGCATCAGAGAATTTTTAGCATAGTCAATGATGATAAACTCAGCGAACAAGATAAAATCAAAATGTTCCAAGAAAGTTTTATCAAACTCACTGACATTACTATTGAATCTGCTGCTAACTGTGTACACAAAATAGAAAGTGTTTCTGGATCTACTGACAATCCAGAATACATCAGAGAGTTTTTATCAAAAGCCGACAAGGCAGTGTTCCAAACAGTTAACGATGCTATCAACAAAAGCACAGAAACTGGAACTATGAGCAAGTTTCATGCCACATGTCAGAGCTGTAAACACGAGTGGGATGTCACACTAACCATGGATCAATCGGATTTTTTCGGACAAGGCTTTCGACGTTAAGCATTCCGGATATCCTAGCGGAATCGAAAGCCCTTGACGATCAAGCTAGGGCAATAAAATTAGAAGCAATGAGATCTGTGTGGTACATGAGAGGCGGAGTCAGTTTCTCTGAATCAATGAACCTCAGTTGGGAGGAACGTCAGATTATCACAGACATTGTAAAAGAAAATATGGATATTACAAAACAAAGTGGGTTGCCGTTCTTTTAAACGGCACCACTTTGTTAATATTATTTCAGCAAGCCAGCGTTCTTAAGTAACGTGTCAATGCCTTGATTGGTTGTTGATTGAACTGGTTGTCCGCCAGCAGCAGTTTTCAAAGTGTTTGCTACATCAGCACTAGCAGCTTTGTCAGTACCACCCGCAGCAGCACCGCCGGCACCACTCATTGCTGCTTTGAAGTTTGAGCCAAATCTACTCATAGCTCCTGGTTTCTCATCGTCAGCTCCTGGAGTTGTACCGCTAGCTCCAGTGTTGATATTTTGTCCACCGCCTAGTTTGTAGCTGTCTTGAACAGCACGTAGTAATGCTTGATCAATAACAGAGTTTGGCAATACTTTGGCAGCATCTTCTTCTTCAAGTTCAAGATCAAAATTTTCAAACGTAGCACCAAATTTCTTTTTAGCTGCAGAAAATCCTGTACCTGTAGTTTTGCCAAGGCCGCCACCGCCGCTAAGTTTAGCTTTGAGAGCTGCTGCCTGCTCGGGATCAATTTTTGGACCAGGTGCTGCTTTGTCAGCTGTGGGTGTATCGGCAGCAGGAGTTGCTGGGATTCCGGCATTTTTCTTAATAGCATCTAGTGGATCCATTGAAGTATTAGGTACTCCGCCTGTAGGAATAGGTTCGCCTGTAGGTGTTGTAGTTTTAACATCAGTCTTTGGACCAAATCCCGCAGGAGTGTCTGTAGCAGCAGGTGCTGCGTCAGCATCAGCAGCAGGTTTGTCACCAGCAGGTGGAACTTCTATTGTGCCAGTAGGTTCAACTTTTGGTGGAGTTTCTCCAGCAGCGGGTTTATTCATACCCATTCTATCTTTAAATGCTGATATGTTGGCTGAGCCTTTGCCTAGTACACCAGTTGGTGTACCGCCATGCCCTTGAATTATTTTCATTACGCCCTGTGTGGGATATCCCGCACTGGTTAAGAATCCTATCAATGCTTCGGAATTAGGTTGTTGTCCTGTTTTACCAAGGTATCTGTTAAGTTCTTTTCTCAAAGCAATCGCATCATTGCCAGCATCCAAGACGCCAGTTGATTTGCTATGACCTAACTTAGATGCTATTTTTCGGCCAGCTCGACCAAACATCCCCATACCAGCAGGTGCTTCATCTATTTGTTGTAGATCTGATTCTGTTAAAACGTCATGGATTCTCATATGTTATATTCCTAAAACCGATACATTATTTATTCTTTGTAGAGCGAGACTAGCTCGCTCGTGTTTATCGCTGTCGCTCAAACACTTTTTTATTTCTTTCTTTATTTAATATAGATGCGAAGCATTTAAGCATTATCCAGATTCTATGGTCACACTTAGCCCGTTTCCGGGCTAAAAAAATGAACATTATCCGAGTTCGACAAGTCACACAGCGTTAAAGCATTACAGAGGCGGTCATCCGGTACCTCGAGCTTCGTCTTTTTTATGACGGCAGGTCTATACACATACGCTATCATGCGTATAGCCGCGGGTTATTAACCCTCTTTTAGCCTATAGTTACTCCGTTCAAATAATCAAACCGCAGGCATTTTGCGATCGTGGTCCTGTTAAGGATGCTGATTAAGTACTGCCGCGGCGCAGATTTCCGTCCCTGAGACCCGAGGTCCAGTTGTTCTTAGGCACTTGAAGTTAGCCAGTGCAAGCCAAAACCGCTTTATTTTGCCTGAGATTGTTCTAAAAGACGTTGCCTAAGTATGTTTGAACCGCCTACTCTGACGTTTATAATACCATTATAATAGTCATCTGTTTCTAAAACTCTGCGTTCAAACTGCTCTCTTGCTTCTAAATATGACATTTCTGCCTTGGATTTACAGTAGTAAAGTATTTCTCTTGTGAAATTTTCCGGACCTAGTGCTTGGACGTCTGCTTGTAACCTATCAGATGAGCTCCAGTAGTCGCGCCAATCGCTTTCAACTACTGATCTTCTTTTAAGTTTTTTGCCTTTGAGTGGTGGTTTAGTACGTTTGAATTGAGCTAGTTTTTTGCCTATGTACTTCTGTCCGGTCTTAAGATTGGTGATGAGATAAACAAAGCCAATATAGCCTTCTGGTATTTCTTCTACAGTTTGATTTTGATAGGTCCACAGCACTCATTTAATTACCTTGCGTGGTCTGCCCATAATGCCTTTTCTGGATTGTTTACGTTGTTGCCTTTTTTCTTGTATTTCTACACGCCTAGTTGATGCTTCGTTACGAATTTCTGACAGCCAATGGCGAGCTTTGACTCCTGCTTCGTCAGAATTCTTGTACTCAAATCGTTCCTGCCATTTAAAGTATTCTTGAAACGCTCGAATCATTCTGTCGTGTGTATCAGTGCTCATTCTACAATATCAATGTCGTTTGAATAACTGGTAAATCCGTTTTCTTTGATTACTTTTAGCACGTGATTAACACGACTGGTTAAATCGTCTCTGTGCGAAATTAAAAATACATTTTTATCACGCTCACGGGTCATTTTCTTAAGCACAGCAATTGAGCTTTCAACACCGCTTGAGTCCATGCCCGAATCTACTAGTTCGTCAATAAACAGTAAATTGATACTTTGATATAGATTTTCCCACACATCACGGAAAGCCCATGACATAGACAGTATCAATCTATTGCGCTCGCCTCTAGATAGGTTATCAAAATCTAAATCTTGTCCTAGTTGAGTGATAATAACACTAAGATCGTTTTGGAAAGCAACAGTATGAGGTAAGCCAATTCGATCTAGATAATAGGTCAAACGTGTGTTGAGGTAATTTAAATTTTGATCGATGATGCGTTTTCTTACAAAACTATCTTTGCTGGTCAGTAACTTATAAAGAAACTCTTGATGATCTTTAACTCGTGTAAGCTCGTTGATTCTATTCCAATCAAGTTCTTGTACAGCAGTATTTTTTAATTCGTCTATTTGATCTTGATAAGGATCTGATTCTGCTTTTTTATTTGTTAAATCTTTTTCAAGACCGCTTAATGTATTTTTATGATTGTACGCATCGTCGATGTTGTCATAGTGCACTGACGGTTGGGTGCCTAATTCTCCTAGCAAATCCAACGCTTCGTTAAATGCTTTGATTTCTTCTTGGTGTTCAGTAATACTTTCAGCGCAGTCAGCAATCTGTTTGTTTTTAGCATCTAACATTTCTTGATGTTTTGAATCGTGTATGTCTTGACCGCAACTGTGACACTTGTGTTCAACTAATAACCCAAGCTCTTTGTTAAATTTGTCTAGATTTTTCTGTTCTTTTTCAAGTGTGGCTGTGCTTTTAGCAATCAACGCCAATATATTATCAACTTCTTTTTTGGTCTTTGTCCATTCGGACAGTTCTTTTTGTTTGATAATTTCAGAATCGATATCGATAGTACTAAGAGTCTTGATACTTTTTTCTAATTTAACAACAGATTCGTCTTTGGTTGTAGTCCACAGTCTTTGTTTACGTTCTAGTGATTCGATACTCTGTTGAATACGTTCGTTACTAGCTTTAACTGTTTCTAATCTAGTGTTTTCTGTTTGAATTAAATCTTTAGATATACGTATGCCTTCTTTTAAAGCGTCAGCTTTTTCAGATAGCAGGGTAATACCCAGTAATTGTTCAATGATTGCTCTTTGATCGTTGGCTTTCATTGAAAGGAATGGTTCGGTATAGGTATTCAACGCTACTAGATGTTTGAACATTTCATGACTCATGCCAAATAGTCGTTCAATTTCTTTTTGTGTTTCTCTAGAATCACCCTGTGATTCGTCTTGATCGTCAGAATCTACTTGTTCTCCGTTAACGCTGAACTTTAGTAGATTAGGCTTGCGACCTCGTTCGATGTGATATTCAATGCCGTCAACGTCAAATGTAACTGTACACAGCATGCCTTTGTTGTTGATCTTGTTGACAAGGTTGTCTTTCTTAATATTTGTTAGAGCATTGCCATAGATAGCATAGCTAAGACCGTTGATGATAGTAGTTTTACCTGTGCCATTACGAGCGCCGCTGTCATCGCCGCCTAGATCCATGTTTTCGCCAAGCACTAATGTCAGTTGACCCTTGTCAAAATCTATAGCCTGGGTTTGATTGCCCACGCTCATAAAATTTCGTACGGTTAAGTTTTTAATTTTTATCATAGTTGATTATAGATCTCCAACAACAGCTTCTTGTCGTAGGCTTCGGAATCAATGGCAGTTATTTGATTAACCACAATAGTGTCTACAGATTCAAATTTAATGTCCACAGGCTGCGCAGTAGTGTTGTCAATTTCTGCTTTTTCTGGGATCAACATCAGTTCACGTAGATTGTACTGAGGCATAAAAGTTTCTTTGATGAAATTTGCTTCTTCAAAGGTAATTGGCAAGTCGATGGTAACCCTACAGTGCATTTTTTCACGCAGTAACGCATCAGGTTTGTCAATGATTTGACTTAATCTGTAGGTTCTATACACAGGCTGGCCTGGCCAAGTACGATACTCTGGTTTACCGCCCCATTCAAGTATCATCATACCACGGTCATCGTCGCTGGCATCGGCGTAGTTGTGAGGAAACGCATTGCCTATATAGGTAACATTGCCTTTGGTCTGACGTTTGTGGAAGTGACCGCTAAACACGTACTCTTGATTTATAAAGTGTTCGGCTTGTAATTGTCCGTGATCTGGCATCTGTACCATAGCATTCATATAGAACAAGGGCAGTTCTAAGTGACCAAATATATAACGGCTTTTGAGTTTAGGAATGTTTTTCCATTCGTCGCCCACAAGCCAAGGCATGATAGTTACATCGCCTTCTGTGAGTGTTTCTTTGATAGGAATTACATTAGGGAATAAGCGCATAAACTCAACAGAGTTGATTTCACGTTTGTCTTTGTAGAACAAATCGTGATTGCCTAAAATAAAATAGACTTTTTCAAAACTTTGGCTTAACCGTTCTATGTTACTAACGGTATAATTCATTGTGCTAACATCAGTAGTCGCACGATTATGATGCCAGTCGCCAAGAAATATAGCTGTTTCGCAGCCTTCGGCTTGAGCAGTTTCGCAAAACCATTTAACAAAATCTTCACAATCTGTATTGTGTGTTCTGCTACCTGATTTTAGTCCAAAATGTATATCAGTAAAACAAGCAACTTTTTTGAATAACGGCATTATGAGTCTCCATAGTTATTATAGGCATACTTCATATGCTTTGTCAATCATCGGCGCTCCAATCTACTGCTGGTATCATGGTAGTTGTTGTGGTTGGGCCTGCGGCTGGATCTTTTCCGCTGTTTTGTCTAGTCCAACTTGGGTTCATTCCATTCATTTCAAGAATGTCGTCTCGAATGTTTTGATTACGTTTTTCAATGTTGATAATTCTAACGAATGAATTAGTGACAGCAGCAGTATAGTAAGCAAAAGGGTTATTAGATTTGCTTTCATCAAATTGTAGTCCTATTTGTGTAAGTTGAAGAATAGCTTGACCCTTCATCTCGTCGTTGTAGGTATAGCCTCGAACGTTACCTCTAGTAGCATATCGCTCACAGAGTTTGATAAACATACGAGCTAGATTATCAGTCATGCGTCCGTGATCCTTGCTAAAGTAGCCATTTTGTAGATCGCCCTTCCAATGACTTTTGCCTATACAAATAAGATTGTCGTCCTCGTCATATTTCCAATGTTGGAAGGGAGGAAAATTAACTTTTTCGTGACTGTCAGCAGTGCTTTTAACTGTCTTTTTACGTCCAGGCGCTAGCGGAATATGTTCCCAGCAGACAATTCGAAACACAAGATCTGTTTTAGAAATCTTTTTATAATCTATTTCGTAGTCTTTAGCTGATGCTTTCTTTTCAGTTAGTTTAGCAGCTTCGTGTGCTTCTTTGCTCAACTTAGCAGCACGATTGCGCTTGGCTTCTGCTATGGTTCTAATATTAAGTTTTGCTAGACTAGGCAGTATAATGTCGTAGTCGCAGTATTCTGGTTGTGTGTAAGAACAGTAGGTATTCTTACTTCGGTGTATTTCTAATAGTAAATCTTTGTTAGTTAGGTATTTTATTTTTGGTACTATAGTGTTTATGGTCATTAATTATAATCCTCTGAGTACTTATATAATAGCATATTTTTAAGGAAATAAATAGACTAAAGGATGCCAAAATAATATGCCATTACCAACCAACGGTGAGTCTACAGCGGGGACTACAACTACAATACAAAATGCGCCAGGGTCTGCTGGCTATACTGGATCTTATACATTCATAGATCCGGGCGGCACATATCCACAATCGAAACTTGATGCGCAGGTCACAGGAACGGTCAACGGCTTTAGAGGCGGCCCTGGCGGTGGCGCCAAATCTAAAAAAGGATTTGGAATCGATCTGCCTGATTTTTCAGGATTAGATAGGGCGTTAGGCGTGTTGGGGTCTGCGCTGGCTATTGGTCAACTAATATCTTCTGCTCCTGCGATATTAAGTCAAGCTGGGGATAGTATTAAAGCATTTGGTAGAGATGCCGCAAGTATTTTTAGAAATATCAAAGGCCAATTACAAGGAATGTCTCCTGCTAAAAAATCCAAAGATGACCCTTTTCAAGTATTCACTAAAGTTTCAGGTTCCGCAGCCACCGACTGGCGAGTAAAAATATCAACTAATTTTGAAGCACTAGCCGGCGGCGATGTTACCGGTCATCCTTTTAAAATTTTAAAAGAAACCAACGGCATGGTGTTTCCGTTTACTCCTAGTATAACAATGACACACAAAGCCAACTATACTGTTACAGACCCTACACATAATAATTTTTCTTATCAAGGATATAAAAATAGTTCGGTTGAAGATATTACAATAACCTGTGATTTCCCAGTGAACACTTACAGTGACGGTCAGTACTGGATTGCTGCTACAACTTTTTTAAAGTCTGCTACAAAGATGTTTTATGGCCAAAGCACTCCACAAGGAAATCCTCCAATTGTCTGTTATCTAAGTGGTTATGGGCCTTATATTTTTAATGGTATTCCGGTGGTAATTAAAAGTTATCAAGTAGAATTAAAAGACAATGTAAGTTACAAAAGAATTGCTTCAGTGGATGGGCTTAGACCCGAAGCAGATTCAATAACAATGGTTGCCTCTAAAACAGGTAAAGAGGTCAGTGCCATCACAGAAACCGGCGCGGATAGTAAGTATCAAACTTGGGTACCAATGATGAGTACAATCACAGTGATTGTTTCACCAATCTACAATAGAGAACGAGTTAGACAGTTTAGTATGAAAGATTACACCCGCGGCATGTACTCAGGAGTTTTATAATGGCTAATTATGGAAAATCATCACCGTGGTATAATACCGCAGAAAATTTTAACTACCTAGATATTTTGTCAATACGTCCTGTTCCTGCTGAAGACGATGACGAAGATTATGTTATAGAAAATCAATACAAACATCGACCAGACTTATTAGCATTTGATTTTTATGGTGATAGTAAATTGTGGTGGGTATTTGTTCAAAGAAATATGGGTGTGATCAAAGATCCGGTCTATGATTTTGAACCAGGCGTCACAATTAAAATACCTAAAAAAAATAATCTACAACGATTTATGGGATCCTAAATGTCAGCAGTATTAAAAAAAACCAGTGCCGGACAACTGTATGACAGCGCAATTTTAAAAGTAGCAGCTGAAGAACAGAAAAAAGCCAACACTGATCCGTTGTTTCCGGCCGCCGAACCAAACCCCCTTAAGGTATTTCTTGGCGGATATACCCCAATGATAAGCCTTGGTGTAATTCAAAAAGACAGGTATAATGAAGGCGCCTACACTTCAGACGAGTCTATAGAATATCTTATTATTGGCGAAGGAGGCAATGTAGGAAAAAAAGATCCTGCGGGGCTCGGCAAACGCCCAAACACATTTTACGGTGCTCCGGAATATTATATTAATAATTTTGAAGTTGATACCATACATGTTCCAGACAGTCAAGTTGGTAGTACTTCAGCAACACGATTTCAGTTTCAGGTATTTGAACCCTATAGCATGGGACTTTTTTATCAAAGTATGCTGTTGGCCTCTCTCAACGCAGGATACCCAAATTATCAAGAGGCTGTATTTGTTTTAAAAATAGAATTCAAAGGTTGGGAACAAGATGGAAGTATTGATGTAAAATCGTCATCGGCTCCTGGCACTACGCGATACTTTGCTATTAGTTTAGTAAATTCTCAAATGAATTTTAATGAAACTGGGTCTGTATATACTGTTAACGCAATATCAGCAGCAATGATTCCTCAACTTAGCATATACAGCAATATAAAACGTTCAATTGCTATAACAGGTGCGAGTCTTCAAGAAATTTTAACAACCGGTTCAAAGTCTTTAACAGCAGCATTAAAAGCTCAAGAATTAAAATCTCAAAATGAAGCTATTGTTGGTGAAGCTGACGAATATTTAATAGAAATTTTTCCTGAAGCAACTAGTATACTTTCTTCAAAATTATCAACCGGCGGTCCTGAGAACAGTAAGTTTGTTGATATTAAAACCGTATTTGATCCAGCTAGAAATCAAATAAGTGTTCAATCAATGACATTTACATTTCCGTTGGTAAAGGAAGGAACTACAATTCCAAGAATGATAGACGAAGTGATGCTACATTCTGAATACTGTCTTAACTCTTTTAAAAACGCTCAAAAAGATCCTACCGGATATATCGACTGGTATAGAATAGAAACTAGAGTTGAATTAAAAAAACTCACAACATCTGGCGCTTTTGCAAAAAAATTAATATATGTTGTTGTTCCGTATAAAGCACATTCTAGTATTTGGCAAGAGCCAGGAAAACGGTTTAAAGGAGCTGAAGGAATAAGAAAATCAATAGTTAGAAAATATGAATATTTGTATACAGGTCAAAATGATGATATTATTAAATGGGAATTGAATTTTGATTTTTTACACTTTACCGCAATAACCGTAACTGAACCAGGAAATAGCGCAACAAATTCACTAGCAGTAGCAGGAAAAGTTGACAAAGAAGTAATTTACACAGCTAATGTTGGTGATGATCTTAGTCAGTTGGCTAGAGTTACTGGGTCAAATAGAATATTTCGAGCTCCTAACGCAGCCGCAGCGCCTGAATATGGTGCGTATGCCGATGACGCAGCAGTTAAAGTAGCTAGAATATTTCAACAGGCACTAAGAACAACCAACGATAAAGGTAAAATTAGAGTTGAGATGGATATTGTTGGTGATCCTTATTATCTCAGTGAAGCTGGTGTTTTCCTTATAGACAAGTCATCTCAAGCTGCTCAAGTAAAGCGCCCCGCCGGTGTATCAGAACTAGTCCGGTCTAACGGGTCTATGGCCGACGGCGAATCAGAAATTAGAGTGTTTTTGGGTATACGAACCCCAATAGATGCTCCTGTCCCAGACGGATCATTTTTTGAATTTCCTAGAGGCTACAGTCCTTTTAGTGGGTTATACAAAATTCTTAGAACTAAAAATACAATCAAAGACGGGGTGTTTACTCAACGACTAACATTATTGAGAGATTTACAACAAGATACTCTTGAACTTGGAGACGCTCAACTTAATGCTGCTAGAACCGATAGTGACCTTGGTTTATATAGAACAAGTGGCGAATCGAACAAAGTTGGCGAAGCTTCGGTAAGCAGTTCCGGTGCTGCTTCACAAGCCAGTAACGCTGCTAAAGTAAGCAATTCCGGTGCTGCTTCACAAGCCAGTGACGCTGCTAAATTAGGAGTAATTTCACAAGCAGTTGCTCCAAAGACAAACCTAGAAGCTAAACCATTAACAGCAACAGACTTCGGCCCTGGTCCATCGCCTTTTCCGTACCGGGGCAATGCTGGTCTACCGCCTGATTAACAAGGAAAACAATGCAAGCTTATATTCCAAATAATACAATTGAAACGCCAAAAATGTCTGGGCCTCGCTTGGCTCGAGTAGTTGGTCACGGCGACAGCGAATTTATGGGCACGTTGTTTGTTCAGCTGCTGGGAATGAACAATGATATCTTTGGGCAAGAAACATCTACAATACCTGCTCATTATTGTCCACCATTCTTTGGATCTACCAACGAAGCGTTCAACGGCAGTAATACTGGCAATAGTCAAGCGTTCAATGACACACAAAAAAGTTATGGCATGTCTTTTGTGCCTCCTGATATTGGCGTTACTGTCTTGGTAATTTTTGTTCAAGAGATAGGAAAATGTTTTTGGATTGGCTGTGTTCCTAATGTTCATATGAATCATATGGTGCCGGCCATTGCTGCTTCCGCTTCTGTTGACGGTGCTCCTAGTGAACTGTCAGAATACGGAACTTCTACACTGCCGGTTGCTGAAATTAACGTATTATCAGAAGAGGCCAACACTAATAAAAATACTGACAATATCAAACGTCCAATACATCCAATGGCAGGATTTATGTTAGCACAAGGACTGGTAGCAGATTACATTCGCGGACCCACAACATCGTCTATGCGACGAAATTATATTTCTAATGTCTATGGAATTTCTACTCCAGGCCCTTTAGATAAGCGATCTGGAGCAAAAAAAGCCAAAGCAGGAACAATAGAAAATCCTTCTGAAAAAGATGTGTTTGTTAGCAGAGTTGGCGGCACACAATTGGTCATGGACGACGGCGATGATCGTTTTGTTAGGACAACTGCCGCTGGTGTTGGCAAGTCAGAATATGTTAGCAGTGATGCTGACGGTGGTGACGTAAGAATTCCTTTTAATGAGTATTTTAGAGTAAGAACACGAACTGGTCATCAGTTATTGATGCACAATTCAGAGGACTTGATCTACATAGGAAACTCCAAAGGCACAGCTTGGATAGAACTAACCAGCAACGGTAAAATTGACATTTATTCTTCTGACAGTATCAGCATACATTCAGAAGGTGACTTTAACTTCCGAGCTGATCGAGACGTAAACATTGAAGCTGGAAGAAATATAAATCTCCGTGCTGAAAAATCCATGTACACACAGGTTGTAGAAAATCACACGTTGATTGTTGGTAAAGATCAAAAAATTCAAATCAAAGGTACATCAGACACAGTTATTACAGGTAACTCTACTTTATCAGTTGATGCTAACAACAGCATTAAAATTAAAGGCGTTTCGACATTTACAGCGACTGGTAATCTAAATTTTAATACCGCTGCCAGTTCATTTTTAACTTCAGGAGTTGATTCAAATATACTAAGTGGAAACAATCATAAAGTCACTACTGGAAACAAAATTTACATGAACAGTTCTGTAGTAGCAGAACCTGCCACACCAGCAACAGAAGCAACAACTCCTAAAGAATTAGCGTTACGTGAAAACATCAAAGTTGACGTAACACTAGATTGGAAGTCAACGGGCTTTCAAGGAACAACTCCAATAGAAAGTATTATGAAACGTATTCCTATGCATGAGCCGTGGCCTGGGCACGAAAACGTTGATCCAGAAAAAACTGGTCTTTTAGAAACTGACAGAGATGTCTAAGGAAATAGATTATGGCAAATAAAATTTACAATGTTAAAAAAGCTGAAACAATTAAAGCCAGTGTTGGCCAGTCTAACACCGGACTATTTTTGTATAAAGGTTTTAATTCTAGACGGCAAAAAGAAAAATTTAAAGAATATGATATAGATCTAGTAAAGCAAGATCTGTTAAATCATTTTAATATTAAGCGTGGAGAAAAATTAGAAAACCCGTCGTTTGGCACAGGAATTTGGGCACTGTTATACGAGCCTATGAACGACGAAACTGTAGACAAAATTAAAGCAGACGTAGAGGAAGTGGTTAACAGAGATCCTCGAGTTCAACCATTAAACATACAGGTTAATGTAGTTGATCAAGGTGTTAGAATAGATCTAGATCTTTTTTATATCAACACCAATGTACAAGAAAAGATGACAGTTAATTTTGACAATACTCGACGTTCTTAAAAATAAAATGCGCACATTATAAAATCAAATAAATAGATTATAGGAACGATACATGACCACTACCTCAAGACAAAATAATTTAATTCTAGCAGAAGATTGGACTAGGATTTATCAGACATTTAAAAATGCTGATTTTAAATCTTACGATTTTGAAAATCTTCGCAGAGTAATGATCGAGTATCTCCGTGAAAATTATCCGGAAGATTTCAACGATTATATTGAAAGTTCTGAGTATGTTGCTCTCATTGATCTTATTGCGTTTTTGGGCCAAAGTCTTGCTTTCCGCATTGATTTAAACAGTAGAGAAAATTTCATTGAGTTAGCCAATCGAAAAGAAAGCGTTCTTAGATTAGCTAGAATGCTCAGCTATAACGCTAAACGAAACATTGCCGCATCGGGACTTTTAAAATTTGAATCAGTATCCACTACGGAAAATCTTTTTGACAGTAACGGTCTAAATCTTTCAAGACAAAGTATTAGTTGGAATGACCCAACTAATCCTAACTGGTACGAACAATTTATTTTAATATTAAATTCTGCTATGATTCCAAATATTGAATTTGGTAAAAGTCAAGGCAGCGCAGTCATTGACGGGATCCCTACTGAACAATATCGTTTTAATTCGACAGCTACTGGAGTTCCAGTATTTGCTTTTAGCAAAGTAACAGGCGGCCGTAGTATGACGTTTGAAGCTGGCAGTACTTCTGTGATTAATTCAGAATCAATATACGAAGAAGATCCTACTCCAGGCACGCAGATAGGATTTATCTACAGACAAGACGGCAAAGGAAATTCAAGTAATAACACTGGATTTTTTATGTTGTTTAAACAAGGCTCATTAGAAAGCGCAGATTTTTCAATTGTTCAGCCAACTACTAGTGAAATAGTTTCAATTCAAACAAACGGAATTAACAACGACGATTTCTGGTTATATTCTACCAACAGTCAAGGAGTTGAATCAGCTCTGTGGACAAAAGTTAGTTCAGTAGAAGGAAACAATGTTGTATATAACAGCATCAACAGCAATCAACGAAATATCTACTCTATTATAACAAGAGAAAACGATCAAGTTGATTTGTTATTTTCTGACGGTGTCTACGGCAATTTACCTAAAGGAAATTTTAGAGCGTATTACAGAGTATCCAATGGTTTAGAGTATACTATATCCCCTAATGAAATGAAGGGCATTAATCTTGAAGTAAAATATAGAAATAGTCTTGGTGCTGAACACACACTAACATTGTCTGTGGGATTAAACTATACTGTAGATAATTCAGCAGTATCTGAAGATATTGATTCTATTAGAACCAAAGCTCCGGCATTGTTTTATACACAAAACAGAATGATAACTGGAGAAGATTATAATCTTGCTCCATTGTCGAGCAGCCAAGATATTTTAAAAGTAAAAGCAGTCAACAGAACTAGCAGCGGCGTGTCAAGAAATTTTGACATTGTTGATGCGTCTGGAAAATATTCTAAAGTGAATGTTTTTGCTGACGACGGTTATTTGTATAGAAAAGACGTTGAAAAAACATTTAGTTTTAGATACACAAACAAAAATATAGTTTTAAATTTTTTAAGAAACACAGTTGAGCCTGCGTTACAAGACTTTTCAACTTATAATTTCTTTTTAACTAATTTTGACAAAATAGTTACATCAGATGTAAACGTTAAGTGGCTCCAATCTACTAAAGATACCACAGCATGTACTGGGTATTTTGGAAACTTTTTTGATAGTTTTCCAATTAAAGTTGGCGGCTCGTATACCAGCAGTAACTTAAGATTTGTTGAAGTTGGATCATTGGTTAAGTTTATCACAGATCCAAATTTATCTCAGGCTTTTAAAAACGGAGAAATTGTTAATTTTGATCCTGCGGATCTAGAACAGACAAAATACATTTGGTCTCGAGTTGTAAAAATTGTCGGTGACGGAACCAATGCCGGCAAAGGCAATTTAAATTCTGGCCTAGGACCAATAACATTTAGTGATGTGATTCCTACAGGAGCAAGACCTTCTCAGGTAGTGCCTAAATTTATCACAGACGTTAGCACAGATATTGAAACTGAAATTTTAAATCTTTCATTTGCTTCTGAAACATTTGGCCTACGATACGACCTAACTTCCAGAACATGGAAAATTGTAACTTCGACAAATATCGATTTAAACAATGATTTTAGTTTAGGTCAAGCTGGCAGTACTGTTAATGCTAATAGTGACGCATCTTGGTTAATAGCATTTGTGTTTGATGGCGAAGAATATCTGGTTAGAATACGAAATACAGATTATGTATTTTCTAGTGTTAGTCAGAACAGATTTTATTTTGACAGCAATGAAAAAATTTACGATAGTAAAAGCAGAACTGTGATCAAAGATCAAGTTAAAGTGTTAGGCATTAACACTACACCAACTGGTCGTGCTAAAAGTTACATTGATGTAGCCAACGATATTATGTCTTTGAAATCATCTAATATTGATTTTACACTTGCTGACGTTATAAATTTAGTTAATCAAAATCAGATACTAAAACAAAACATTGCCTTTGAAGTTGCTGATTCGTTAAGATATGATGATGGGTATCAAAGTTATGAAAGTATTAAACTGGCATTCATAGACACTGACAGCGATGGCACAGCAGACAACCCAGATGCGTTTGACGAAATCGTTGGTACCGCTGTCACAAACAAATATTTGTTTTTCCAAGAAGCCACAGACGAGTTTGGATTTAAAAATTTAAAATATATCCCTAACGTTGATGGAAAAATATTAATTTTAGACAAAGAAATTAATGCCAATGTTAATGATTATGATCACAATCAGTTGATTTATTTTTATGATCAAGATGAAAATGTTATCAAACGTGTAGACCTAGTAACTAGATCTTTTATATTAGATCCTAGCTATTCTGCGTTTATTGGCAGAGATAATCTTAAATTTCAGTATATTCATAATGCTAGCAGCGATAGAAGAATTGACCCAAGTGTAAGCAATATCATTGATGTTTATCTACTTGAAAGAACTTATGATCTAAACTATAGAAATTGGTTGGTTGGTTATCTTTCTACGGAACCTGAGTTGCCAACATCGGAAGCAATGAGAATAAAATTTGGAACTAACCTTACAGAAATAAAATCTATCAGCGACGAAATAGTTTATCATCCTGTAAGATATTTTCCGTTGTTTGGCAGCAAAGCAGCACCGGAGTTTCAAGCAACTTTTAAAGTGGTGAAAAATCCTTCGATAACTATTAATGATAACAATTTAAAAGTTAGAATTATAAATTCTATTAATGAATTTTTTGATATTGCTAATTGGGATTTTGGTGATAGATTTTATGCCAGCGAGTTGATCACTTATGTGACAACACAAAATGCTCCAGATATTAGCAGTATGGTACTTGTGCCTAAACAACAGTCTCAGGCATTTGGCAGTTTAATTGAAATACAGGCAAGACCAGATGAAATTTTAGTTAGCTCAGCAACAGTCGATAACATTGAAATTCTTAATAATATTACAGCTGGCGAGTTAAATCTTTTAACTTCACAGGTTGTTAGCAAAACAAGCGAGTAATAATGGACAAAAAAGTTTTTAAGAAAAGTGGGCTACCAGTTAGAAAAACCGTTGACCTCTTACCGGAGGTGTTTAAGAGCCCTGCTAACGATAAGTTTTTATCAGCTACATTAGACGCACTGGTACAACCAGGAACTTTAGAACGACTAACTGGTTATATTGGTAGAACTTACGGAAAAACTTACAACACCAATGATGTATATCTCGACGTTGAAAAATCTTTAAGATACGCTTATCAATTAGAGCCTGGTGTTGCGGTTACAGAAAATAATAGAACAAGTAAATTCTATGATTATATTGATTTTAAAAATCAACAAAAATTCTTTGGCAACAAATCAGAAAGAGATGATCTAATAACAGGCCAAGAACATTACACATGGTCGCCGCCTATTGCTTGGGATAAATTTGTAAATTATAGAGATTACTATTGGTTACCAAGTGGTCCAGACAGTGTGTCAATTGCTGGCCAAGGACAAGAAGTAGTATCATCATACAGAGTAAGATCAGATGGTGAAAACGAATGGTTATTCATTCCTGACGGACTTACTAGAAACCCGCCTCTTACTTTATACAGAGGACAAACATACGAATTTAACGTTAATGCTCCTGGGGATCCGTTTTACATTAGAACTAGCAATGTTCTAGGAACACAATCTAATTACACCAAGGGCGTTACCAACAGTGGCGCCGAAGTTGGTAAAATTAAATTTGTAGTACCTAACGATGCCCCCGATCTTTTGTACTACCAAAGCGGTAGTAACACTAATCGTGTTGGTGCTTTTAGAATCAGTAATATTACCGATAGTACTTTCTTAGATGTTGATACTGATATTTTAGGAAAAACAAATTATAAAAGCACAAACGGTATTGAATTTACTAACGGTCTTAAAATTGAATTTTTAGGAAGAACAGCACCAGAACAATATAGCAGTGGCAGTTGGATTGTTGAGGGAGTAGGCACAGGTATTCGTCTAGTTAAATTCAGCGATTTAGAATTGCCACCAATATCTAATCCTGACCAGGCAGTAGTTTTTGATGACGGCGGATTTGACGATTTGCCTTTTGATGATGCAACCTCGTATCCATCAACCAAAGACTACATTACAATTAATCGAGCAAGCAAAGACTTAAATCCGTGGAGTCGTTATAATCGATGGTTTCATAGATCTACAATTGAATATGCTGCTGCGTTAAATGATGCGGCACCTAGACTTTCAGAGTCCACTAGAGCTAAAAGACCTATTTTAGAATTCGATTCTGGTCTACAACTTTTTAATCACGGAATTATTGCCAAAGGCTCTATTGATTTAATTGATGATTTTACCAAGGACGTTTTTTCTACTATTGAAGGAACTGCTGGTTATAACATTGACAACGTTAATTTGTTTGATGGTGCTCGAGTTCTTTTTACAGCTGACTCGGATCCTTTAGTTAAAAATAAAATTTATGTGGTAAATTTTATCACAGTACAAACAAGTTCTAACGTAACAACTAGACAACAGATAAGTTTAGTTGAAGCTGAAGATGTAGATTCTCAGCCTGGCGAATGTTTAATTGTAAGACAAGGTAAAAATAATGCTGGTCTAATGTATCATTATGACGGCTCTATATGGTCTAAGAGTCAATTAAAAACCAAAGTTAATCAGCCTCCATTGTTTGATGTGTTTGACAGTGAAGGTATTTCTATATCAGACAGTGGAAAATATGGTACTTCTAGTTTTGCTGGCACGTCTATTGTAAGCTACAAAGTAGGCACAGGCTCAGTTGATTCAGAATTAGGATTCGCTATCAGCTATCTAAACATTAATAATTCTGGAGATATATTGTTTGAAGTAACGTGGGAAACAGATACGTTTACTAGTCAAATAGGCACTGATACAACTGTAAATCAATTAGCTTCTAATTTTTATAAAATTAATGAAAGCCTTGTAGATTATCAATACGGCAACGGTTGGATAGATTTTGATACAAAGTATTATCAAGGAATTATTCAGGTACAAGAAATCACAACTCAAACAGATTCAGTTGATTTTAATGCGTGTTTTTGGAATCAAGCTACTCGAGAAGAAATATATTTTTATCTAAATGGAAAATTAATTAAAGATTCTTGGACTTCGGAATTAACACTGTCAAGAACTTTTAAATTTAACAGAGTCTTTAATCCAGGCGATGTTTTAACAATCAAAGTATACACTGATGCTGAACCAGATGAGGGATTTTATGAATTCCCAATAGGCATCGAGCGTAATCCACTGAATCAAGATATTACAGAATTTTCTCTAGGGCAAGCCAACGACCATTTAGGGTCTATGGTTGATTTTTCTAAAGATTTTGTAGGAGAATTCCCAGGAGCAAGCAATCTTAGAGATATTACTGGGTATCAGCAATTTGGCAAAAGATTTATGAAACATTCGGGCGTGCCGAGCACAGCACTTCCGTTGTTGTCTGACAAAACTTTTAACATAGTTAAATCTTTAAGATTTGCTTCGTCTGAATACGAAAAATTTAAATCTAATCTGTTGTCAAAGGCCGTTGAGTTGCCCTTTGACAATCAGGACACTGTTAAACTAGTTGATGATATTCTAGCAAAAGTCACAGAAGTAAAAAGCAAAGATTCACCGTTTGTTGATTCTGACATGATCGGCAGCGGCGCTTTCAAATCAATTGACTATGTTGTAGAAGATGAAGGAATTACTACATTTGCGTTATCAACAAAATTTGATTTAACTACAAAATCAAACAAAGCGGTATATGTTTACATAAACGGAACACAGCAATTACATGCGGTTGATTATGTATTTGATTCAACATTTGGTTTTGTAAAAATTCTTAAACAATTAAATGAAAATGACATTATTCAAATAAGAGAATATTTTTCAACAGCATTTAGTTATATCCCCGAAACACCTACAAAACTAGGACTATACAAAAAATATACTCCACGAATTTATATTGACGACACTTATGTCACACCAACAAAAGTAATACAAGGTCATGACGGTAGTATCACTGTTGCTTTTGATGATTTTAGAGATGACGTATTATTAGAATTTGAAAAACGAGTTTACAATAATATTAAACAAGAATACAATCCTAGAATTTTTGACATTGACAAAAACTTTGGTGGTTACTACGGAAATTCTGTTTTTGATAAATCAACAGTTGATTCGATTATCATCGCTGACTTTTTGCGTTGGTCTACGACAGTTACTAATGATCTTTACACTAATCTTTATTTCAGTGACGACAATCCTTTTACCTATACCTATAGTAGAGCCAGTGATTTAAACAAAACTAGACAAATGCCAGGGCATTGGAGAGGAATATATTTCTATCTTTATGATACAACTCGTCCTCATGTATGTCCATGGGAAATGCTAGGCTTCAGCGAAAAACCAACATGGTGGGAAGAAGAATACGGCCCAGCTCCTTACTCTAGCGGAAATCTATTGTTGTGGGAAGATCTGCGTGATGGTATGATTCGACAAGGCCCAACTCAGGGAATTAATTCTCGTTATGCCAGACCTAATTTGTTGTCTATTTTACCAGTTAATGAAAAAGGAAATTTAAAAGATCCTATACAAACTGGTTGTATTATTGATTATACAATCAGTAAAGATCCGTCACCGTTCTTATTTGGCGATATGGCTCCTGTTGAGTATGCTTGGAGAAAAAGCAGTTCGTATCCATTTGCTATGATGGTAGCATCGTCGTTGTTGAGATCTATGGAGTTTGTTTCTAACAACTTTGATAGATCCGTAATCGGCCAAAATATATTAGATCAAATTGTTTCTATTAATACTCAGCAGTTTATTACTGTTGATGACATAAAACATTCTATTAATAATTCTCCAACAGGATTGTTCTCTTATATTATAAATTATGTTCGATCAAATTTAGTCAGCACAACGTCTTTCTATGACTTTTTTGATAATTTTGATATTAAATTATCTAGTCGTATTGGTGGATTTGTTGACAAGGCTCAGCAAAAATATTTGTTAGACAGCAAGAGTCCGCAGTCAAAAACTTCAGGAGTTTTTGTTCCAGCTGAAGACTACGAAATATTTTTTAACGTAAGTTCGCCGTCGTCGGTGGTCACTTATTCTGGTGTTGTTATTGAAAAAATATCAACAGGTTATAAACTTATTGGTTACGATAGATTAGATGCTAGTTTCCAATATTACACATATTTTTCAAAATTTGATGATCCGGTAATTTCAGTTGGCGGTGTAAGTGAAACGTATCTTGATTGGATTCCAGAAAAGTTCTATGCCAAGGGCACCATTATAAAATATAATGGTAAGTTTTTTAGAACTGTTCAGACTCATACAAGTTCGGCAACTTTTGATTTAAAAGAATTTATAGAAATACAAACATTGCCGTTAGTGGGAGCAGTAACAGCAGTACGTCGAACTGTGTTTGATAAGCAGCAGGTACTGACTTTGCCTTACGGGTCTGTATTTGAAACTATTCAATCTGTAGTCGATTTCTTATTAGGATATCAAGAATATCTTAAAGATCAAGGATTAGTGTTTGACGATTTTAACAATGAACTTTTAGTTTCAAATGACTGGGAAACTTCAGCTAAAGAATTTATGTTCTGGACCACACACAATTGGACTCCTGGAGCAATTATATCTTTAAGCCCTGCTGCGTTAAAAATAAAAATTACCTCAGTTGGTAGTGTTGCTGATAATCTATTAGATAACTTTTATGATTATTCAATTTATGGCAACGATGGAAGAAAATTAGGATCGGACGCAGTTGATGTTTATAGAACCTACAACGAATTGTTAATTGCTCCTAGCGATATCTCTGTAGGCATTTATTTTGCTAAAATAAATTTTGTTTTAAAAGAACATGTGGTTGTTTTCAATGATAGAACAATCTTTAACGATGTTATCTATGACAAAGGCCCGGGTTACCGTCAAGAACGAATGAAGGTTTTAGGGTTTAGAACTGCTGATTGGGACGGCGATTATACCAGCCCTGGATTTATCTTTGACGTTGCCAATATTAAGCCTTGGGAAAAATTTACAGATTATCGACTAGGTGATATTGTTCAGTATAAACAATTTAATTACGTTAGTAAGTTGTTCCAAAAAGGCACAGATGAATTTAATAGAACTGGTTGGGAAAAATTAGACTCAACTCCTGAAACTGGACTAGTAACAAACTTTGATTATAAAATTAATCAGATTGAAGACTTCTTTGAAGTTGATTATCAAGGCATCAACGGCGAACAAAAAGTAATGGCTCGTCATTCAATTGGATACCAAACAAGATCGTATCTACAAGATATTGCTGAAGATGAAGTTAGTCAGTTTAAACTGTACCAAGGATTTATCAGAGAAAAAGGCACTATTAATGCTATCACTAAAGTATTTGATAAAGTTAGCAAAATAGATGCTGACGCAGTAGATCTCAAAGAAGAATGGGCTTTCTTATTAGGCAGCGTTGGTGGTGTTGATCAGTACAAAGAAATTGAAGTTTCTTTAAAACAAAATAGTTTAAAATTAAACCCTCAGCCTATTTTATTAGATGACAGACGAGTTTCAAAGTCTGAGTATCAAAATTATATCTTATTAAATGCTAATGATTACAAAGTAGGAAATCAAGATTTTAAATTTCCTACATCTCAATATAGTGTAGGAAACTGGACAGCGGGTTATGTGTTTGAAGATGATGTAGATTATGTTGTTAAAAATATTACTGACATCTATCAGCAAGACATTACAAAATATAAAAACGGCCAAACAATCTGGGTAACATTTACAGACACTGGCTGGAACGTACTGCGTTATAGAATTAGCAATATTTTAGTGTTGGCAGTTGCGGTTGTTGATCCGACAACAGTTGTGTTAGAAACAAACAGAGTTCACGGATTAGCGGTGGGCACTATTGTAGGGTTGACTAACATAAAAAATCTTACTGGATTTTATCTAATCAAAGCAGTTGGGCCAACAAAAATAATTGTAGCTATTAACGGATTTAAAGAAGAACCTGAAATTGATCAAAGTTCATTCTGTAATGTATCTTACTTTATTCCAGCAAGAATACCAAACTCAAATCCTCTAATCAGCGATGAGTATTCTGCGTTACCGTTGGGCACAAAACTATGGTTGGATGCTGACGACAATAATAATTGGAATGTTATTGAAAGAAGAAAACAATACTCAGTAACTGAAATTTCTGAATATGGTGTTTCATTTCCAACAGGAACTGGTTCAGCTGTAGAATATCTCGAAACAAGAAATCAAACGATTGTTTCAAACCCAGGACGAACAGTTGCGGTCGGTGACGCTTCAAGAGAAGCAGCAGTGATTGTATATGCTCAAGGCATTGATGGGCTAGTACCTTTACAGATATTAAATCCACAAAGTGGATTAGAAGATACTTTCTTAGGCTCATATGGTGATGTATTAAAAACCAGCAAAGACGGTCGCTGGTTAATTGTAGCATCGCCTAATGTATCAAATGTTCCTTCTAACTATAGAGAAACATACAGTCAAACAGCCAATTACAATGAAGGCGATACGGTATTGTATTCTGGTAAACTTTGGACAGCAACACGCCCAGTTTACAGTGACGGAAGCACAGCAGATTTTGATCCAACAGATTGGGCTCCTGCTACAACACACAAGGCGAATCCGTTAGGTAAAAATATTTTTGATATCAATCAAGGGTATAGACGTCAAGGAGCAATAGAAATTTATGAATACGATCAAGGTCAATACGTATTTAGAGATACACTGATTAGTCCTCGTCCAGCACATGGAGAACAATTTGGTTCGTCTGTGGCTATTGGAAAACGACAAGGGATTGAAGGCACCAGCGGCGATATTGTATTAACTGTAAACAGTATCGACACCGAAGGAGGAATAAGCGAAGTATCAGTAGCAGGTATTAGTGGTCTTGCTGACTCGGTGTTCAGTAACATCAGTGGCGTTGACGTAAGTACCGCTGGCGAAAATGCTACATTTGACGTGAGTAGATTTGGCGGCAATTATACTGTGACTGTGCGTTCGGGCGGTATACGTTATGTTGTTGGCGATAGATTAAAAATTATTGGAAGTAGAATTGGCGGAACAACACCGTTTAACGATTTAATAATAACAGTGACAGCAGTGTCGCTCACTGGCGAAATTATTGGTTCAGAAACTTATACTAATATTTCTGGAATTAATTCTCTAATACCAACTGTGGCAGCAGTTTTCACTGTTAGCAAAGTTAGAAGTGTCTACTCAGTAACAGCAACAAACGCTGGTCTTGGTTACATACCTAGAAGTGTTGTTCGTTTTTCTTCAAGAATTTATGCTTGTATTAAAGACACTGGGATCGACAGAGGAGTTTGGGAAGCGGGTAGAACTTACTATCCAGGCGACATTGTTAAGTATCCCTTGGCATCTAGTACATACTACAAAGTACTTTCAAATATTCCTGAAGTCTTTGACGAAGATGTCGGCGCAGCAATTAAAAAAGTGTCCGGAGTTGAACCACCTAATCTAGCATACTATGAATTGGCTACTACAATATTCCCAACTAATACTGAGTATTGGGAACAAGTATCTGGAGGAATTTATCCAACGGTAGCAGTGCCGTGGCAAGAAAAAAATTCACAAGGGACATTAAAAAAATATGTTGCGGGTTCGACCATATACATATCTGGAGACCAAATAGGCGGAACTACACCAGCCAACGATATTACAATTAAAGTTAATCAAGTTGATGAGTTTGACGCTATACTTAATTTTGCGATCACTGGAACAGCATCAACAGGTATTGTCTGGGACGGCCAAGCAGCAATTGGTGAAACTACCTACAACGACCTAACAGGTGAAGATGTCAGCGATCCGGGCTCCGGAGCAATTTTTAACATTATTAGAACTAGCGGAAACTACTCAGCCGTAGTAAATGTTAAAGGTACACGATACACAGTTGGCGACCAAATTAAAATTCTTGGAACTTCTCTTGGTGGTGTTAAAGAAGCATACTACATGATAGTAGGAGCTCCTGGATCTAGAGACGATCAAGGACGAGCATATCTTTATACCTATGAAGGGTTTTCTTGGAAACATCTAGAAGACAGCAGCTTCCTTGGCGTGTTTAGTCTAAGTGAAAATTACACTGCTGGCGCAACCGTGTGGCATGATACTTCTTATTGGAAAGCAGTTGTAAACCATGTTGCTGATGGTTCAACAGTTCCTGCCGCACCGGCCTGGGAACAAATTGTTGCTATTAATACAGGTATACTACCTAAGTCGTCTGCGTTTGTAGATGACGGATCCACAATAGAATCTGGAATCTTTGAAGGGCCGGTCGAATTTTTAAATATTGGCGATCGATTTGCTTCAAGTATTGACATGAATCAGGAAGGCACGATATTGGTTGTAAGTGCTCCGTTGGCAGATTCATCAGAGTTTGATTCTTATAAAGGTGTATGGAAATCTTATCAAAACTATTACGAAGGTGATACTGTTAAAAGAAACAATTCATACTATACTTGTTTGACAGATTCTATAAACAATATACCTGAAGTAACACCATTAATTTGGGATCTTGAAACTAATGTAGACGTTTCGAGAACAGGATCTGTGTTTATATATTCCAAAGACGAAAATGATGTTTATCATTTAATACAAACGCTAGATTCAAATACTGTTACAGAGTTATCAAATACTGAATCTGGAGACCAGTTTGGACATAAAGTTTTATTAACTGTTGACGGGTTAACATTGTTTGTATCAGCACCAAATGTTGATATGTCTGGCGCCGATCAAGGTGCTGTGTATGTGTTTAGATTAAACAATAATGTATTTGAATTTGATCAAAAAATACAAAGTGTAGTAATTGACGCAGATGAAAAATTTGGCTCAAATATTTCTATCTCGCCAAACAGCTCTACATTAGCAATAGGTGCCGAAGGCGGAGAAACATTTAAATCTACGACATTTGATGCCGGCGAAACTGCTTTTGATAGATTTGTTACTACATTTAAAGATCCAATTGGTAAAACTGGTAAAGTGTATGTGTACACTCAATATCTCAACAAATACATATTGTCTGAAATATTTGAAGACGGTCTAACTAACAACGAAGATTTTGGTCGTTCAATATCAACATCTAATAATTCTATAATTATTGGATCTCCATCGTATCTTTCAGACGATCCAGCGTTTGATCAAATACGAATTGGTCGTATCCAAAAATTTACTAAGCAAGAGGGAATTGAATCTTGGACTGCTATTCGTAGACAAACAAATGGCGTTGATATTAGTAAGATTAAAAATCTATCGTTTTACAACGGTGACACTAATGTTAAGATAGCAGACATTGATGTAATTGATCCTTTTAAAGAAAAAATATTATCAATTGTTGATCAAGATATCGATTACAAAACATCTTATGATCCATCGATATATTCTGTAGGTGCTGACGAATCTAACACAGATGAAAAACAAGCATGGACAGAAAATAAAGTTGGCACAATATGGTGGAATACATCAACTGCTAAATGGGTATTTTATGAACAAGGAGATACTTCTTTTAGACTAGGCAATTGGTCTAGATTAGCATTTGGCAGTTCTATAGATGTTTATGAATGGATTGAAACAACAATATTGCCGTCAAGATGGGCTGCTCTTTCGGGAACTGCTCAAGGTACTGCTGATGGAATCAGTGGCACACCTTTACATGCTGACGACCGTTATTATTCTAAAAAAGAATTTGTAGATTCCATAACAGGCAAAGTAAACAAAACTCATTATTACTATTGGGTTAAAGACAAAACTAATTTACCAATTAACAGTAATAAAACAAATCCAGCATCTTCAATTGCTAATTTTATAAGATCTCCGTTGGCTTCAGGCTTGCCCTTTGCTGCGTTATTAGATGAAAATAAAATAGCATTATACAATGCTCCGTATGTTATTGAGTCTGATAGATTTTTAATGAACATACAGTTTTATAATAATGACAAAAATCAAAATTTAATTCATAACGAATATCAATTGTTAGCAGAAGGCACTACAGATTTGCCTAACAGCGAATTAGAGAAAAAATGGATTGATAGTTTAGTTGGTGAAGATATATTAGGTAATGAAGTACCTGATAGAAAATTAACAGACAAGTCAAGATACGGAATATTGTCTAGACCTAGACAAACAATGTTTGTTGACAGAAACAAAGCTGTTGAAATATCAATAGATTACATAAACAGTGTATTATCTAAATATCCTCTTGCTGATACTATAAGTTATGATACTCTTAACATGATAGATCCGGCGCCTGCTAAAGTTAAAAATATGTATGATGCGACCTACGCAACATACGAAGAAATTTTATTAATTAACACATTTAAAACTAAAACAGCGGTGTTGAAAGCTAACATAATTAACGGACATATTAATACTGTTGATGTAATTGAATCAGGCTATGGATATAAAGTAGCGCCGCCAATTAAAATTTTAGGTACTGGCACAGGTGCTGAGCTACTAGCAGTCATTGATACCTTTGGTAGAGTGACTTCGGTTACTGTTGTAAAATCAGGTAAAAAATATTCAACAGCAACATTACAGGTAAGACCATTTTCAGTTCTTGTAGAATCTGATTCTACAGTTAACGGCTTCTGGAGTATTTGGAGTTTCAATGATAGATCATTGGAGTTTTACAGATCTGCTACACAATCCTATGACACAACTAGATTCTGGAGTAAAGCTGACTGGTGGGAAACAGGATTTGGCGAGAAGTCTAGAATCAAATATAGTTTACCTGGAATATATGCTGAACCAGAAGTAGAACTCAATGTTGGAGAACTATTGCGTTTAGAAGATTATGGCGCAGGCGGGTGGGCAGTGTTAGAACGTGTGTCTACCAATGCTACTTTGTTAGACAAATATAGACTTATTGGTCGTGAATTAGGAACTATTAAAATATCTGATCGATTCTATAATAAGAACACTGATTCTTACGGCTATGATCTAACACAAAGTTTTGACAGTGATAAATTTGATACATCGTCAGCATTAGAATTTAGAAATATATTAAAAGCTGTAAAAGAAGATATATTTGTTAACGATTTAAATTCTGAATGGAACAAATTATTTTTTGTTAATATACATTATGTGTTTTCAGAACAGTTGTATGTGAACTGGGCATTCAAAACTAGTTTTATGAATGCTGTTCATAACGTTGGTTATGTATCAAAGAAACTTAATTATAAGAGTGATAATTTATCAAGTTTCCAAGAATACATCAATGAGGTTAAACCGTATAGAACAAAAATTAGAAAATACACTAGCAAATATTTAAATTTAGATAATGCTGGACTAGTGACATCAGACTTTGATCTTCCTCCAGTATACAATGTTGATACAAATACTATTGACCCAGTGACACTCGGATCAGCATTAATAGATCAGTATCCTTGGAAAAATTGGTTTGACAATTACAAATATTCAGTAACAGCTATTACTATTGTTAACTCTGGAATTGATTATACCACTGTTCCTCAGGTAATATTTGAAGGCGGTGGCGGCACCGGAGCCAAAGCAACGGCATTTATTTCAAACGGAAAAGTAACAGCAATTCAGCTAGTGTCGGGCGGTTACGGATACACAACAAGACCAATAGTTAAACTAGTTGGCGGAGTAGGCAGCAATATTCAAAATGCTGCTACGGCTGTGGCGTTTATTGGCGATTCAAAAGCTAGAACTTTTGACTTAATGGTTAAATTTGATCGTTATTCTAAGACAGGTAAATTTAAATCATTTAGTAAAAACGAAAAATTTATTGAATCAGAAACTTTTGTAAGCGGCAGATCGACGTATGATTTAAAATATCCTTCTACAACTGATAAGTCAAAAATTTCAGTAGTTGTTGGCAACGATAAATTATTAGGTAACGAATACACAATTACATTGTTTACAAGAGAAGTAGACGGTTACACTCAGTTAAGAGGTAGATTAACACTACCAGCACCTGCTAGTGGAGATGTTATTGTTTCTTATGAAAAGAATGATCAAATATTAGATAGTCTTAATAGATTAGACAAGTATTATAAACCTAAACAAGGTATGCTTGGATTTGAAAAGACCGAAGTATTTGACGAAAATTCTAATCTTGTAGAAATTAAAAATGACTATTCACAATTAATGACAGGTATTGATTACGGTGGCGTTATTGTTCAAGGGGCAACATTTGATGTTGGCGCAGGTTGGGATGCTCTTCCATGGTTTACAGAAGGTTGGGACAGCTCTGAAACATTAGATTCTGACTTTTACATTGCTGCTGACGGAAGCACTCATACATTTACTTTACCAGAAATACCTAAAGATGGCGTTGAGTTAAACATTTATCAACGTAAAAAATCAACAGGAAAAACTACAAGATTAGATCCTGATCAGATGCCTACTTTTATTGGCGACGGATCAACTTCAATTGTAACAATACCTGATGAAATTTTAGTTGAAGATAACGATGTGTTTATTTTCCGCAAGACGACCAGCGACGGTAGTTTAACAATTGGCGGACGTAATTTATTAGATGCTAATATTTCAGGCGGAAGTTTATCTGGAATGACAGCGTATTCTACTGCGCTTGGAACAACAGCAGCAGAAATTGTTATTGATGGTGACAGATTTATTAGCCCAGACCAAGTACCTGCTCCTGAAGAAAATGTTCCTGGACAAGTGCTAGAGTCTGTGAGTATCAAAGTATTCCACACTGATCGAGAAGGTTCGCCTGCGGTTCTATCTCGTGTTTATATTGCTAATGGTACTACATCATTGTTTGATATAGGCCAGTCAATAATAGAACAGGCTTCTGTGTCAGTATACGTTGACAAAATATTAAAAACATTAGGCACTGATTTTATTGTAGAATCATCGACAAATCAAATAAGATTTATTGGATCAGCACCTGTTGTTAATTCTGTGATTGAAATCTTTTCAATATCCGTTGGCGGTATTGAAATATTAGATGTTAAAGAATTCTTAGGCGACGGCGAAACTCGTTACTTCTTAACTGGTGCTGCGTTTGCTGAAACTCAATCGATATTTGCCAGCATTGATGGTATTCCAATTGCTGCTGGCTGGGTAAACAGTAACGGTAGAGTAAATTCAATCGATCAAACATTGATAGAATTTGGAGCACCGCCTGCGCTAAACAGAAAAATTGTTGTTATAGCATTGTCGGCAGTTAGTCGATCTTTGGTTAGATTTAATCAACAATCGTTTGAAATAGATTCAGCTGTAAGAACATACCCAATAAATTCTTTTGTAACATTTGAACAATCTGCTACTAGCGGGTCAATAGTTGAGCTAAATGGAAATACATTAACGTCGGTCGATACAGTGTATGTTGTATATGCCGGTGATCCAACAATACCAATTGGTTTAGATCCGTTTAGAGACTTTGGATCTATTATTGGATCAGAAATCAAAGTCTACATTAATAGTTCTTTAAAAACATTTGGGGTTGACTATGAATTTAATGGTGATACAAATATTGTAATTATTAACACTGAAGTTACTGGTATAACTCATGGTGACATAGTTGTGATTGAAGATTATTCTTCAGTAAACTTTAAAATTGAAAATAATAATATTATAATTGATCCAGCTGTTACATTAAGTGACGGGGACGATTTAGTAATATTTTGGCCTGATCAATATCCGCAAACAGAGTTATTAAAAGATCTACACACTGGAGGAAAAGTAAGTTATCCTATTCAGCGTCCTGTATTATCAATATCATATGTTAGAGTTTATAAAAACGGCATTCGTTTAACACCTGACATTGATTATTATGTTTCAAATAATAATACCGCAGTCTATATAAAACAAGAAACTTTAGAAACAGATATTATTGAAGTATTAAGTTACTCTAACGCAGTTTATAATCCTCCTGTATCATGGGAAATTTTTAAAGATGTGTTAAATCAACATCATTTTAATAGATATTCTATCAACGAAATAGTATTGACTACTGATCTTAATTACTTTGATAACACAGTAACGTTAAATGACGCTGGATCTTTACCGACGCCTACATTTGACAAACCTGGTATAATTTCTATTAACGGTGAAAAAATACAGTATTTTTCTAAAGAAGGTAATGTATTAACAAACATCAAACGCGGCCTGTATGGTACTAGTATAGCAACAACACACCCTGTTGGATCGTCAATAATTGATTCAAGTTACACTGAGTATTTGCCATACAAAGAATCTCAAGAAAAAGAAGATTTTATTAGTAGCGGTACTCCAGATGATTCTACAATTGGCTCTGCTCAAACAATAGGACCGTTGACATTTGTTCCGTCAAAATCATCTAGAGTTTGGGAAAAAATAACCAAAGTTATTTCTGGACTAGTGGATCAAAACACAATAACTGTGTCGTCGAATACTAGTTTAGCAGTTGGACAATATGTCAACGGAACAGGAATTTCTGCAGATACTAGAATTACTGCTATTTCTGGAACAACGGTTACGCTCAGCAATAACAATACTGCGTCAGTAAGCGGATTAGGAATATTCTATACTATTCCTGAAGATCACGGCCCTTGCGACGAAATTGAAGTGTTTGTCGCTGGCCGCCGATTGCGCAAAGATCCAATGTATGTCTATGACAGCAGTGTAGGCTCAGACAGCCCGCAAGGCGACATCCTTATAGAAGCAGAATTCAGCGTAGATGGTACCACAGAGTATGTGCGATTAACCACTGTGCCAGCAGCTGGACAAAGAGTTACGATAATTAAAAGAACAGGCAATACTTGGTACAATCTAGGTGCTGAGAGCGTTACAAACGGGTCAGGAATGAGCCAAAGTACTACACCAATTGTCAAGTTCCTACAACAAGCAACAACAAAATTGCCATAATAAATACATCATATGAGACAAGAAGAGCCCAAAACTATGCCAGAAAATAACAAAGTAAATTTACAGTCAGCACAGAAGCCCAATGAAACTTCTGGTTTTCACATCGAAGGTCATATTAAGATTTTTGATCCAGAAACTAAAGAAGTGTTTATTGACAAACGCAATGCTATTCACTATGAAAATATGAGTATAGCAATGGCGCAAAGTTTGAGTAATCAGGGCAGTGGGTGGATATCAGAAATGGTATTTGGCAACGGCGGCACAGTAGTAGATCCTACAGGGCTTATTACCTATCTAACACCAAATACAAACGGTATAAACTCTAGCTTGTACAATCAAACTTATTCTAAAGTAGTTGATCAAAATTCAGCTACTAACACTGACACTATTAGAAACAAAATGGAAGTTAGACATATAACAGGAGCAACATACTCAGATATTGTAGTATCTTGTTTACTTGATTATGGTGAGCCAAGCGGCCAAGAAGCATTTGACAATTCTGTGGATATGAACGGAGATTATGTATTTGACGAGTTAGGTCTTAAATCTGCGGTTACAGATAAGTTGTTAACACACGTGGTGTTTCATCCAGTACAAAAATCTTTGAATAGATTAATACAGATTGATTACACTATTAGAATACAAAGCCTAACAGGCTTTACTGAGGTATAAAAATGCCATATCAAGTATTTTTTACAGACCAAACTTTAAACCCAGAGCCGTTAGAAGTACAAGATAATACTTCTAACGTCGACACCTCAATTACAATACCTGGCAGAAATGTCACAGGCTACGGCAAAATAATTGCTGAAAACTTTTTACGTCTATTAGAAAATTTTGCTAGTGATGTTGCTCCCCCAAGTTCAAAAGCAGTAATTGGACAGCTTTGGTACAATTCTAATGAAAATAGTTTAAAGATTTTTGACGGTATTGATTGGAAACCAACAAGCGGTATTTCTACTTCACCAACTGAGCCACAAGCGGCTAATATCGGAGATCTGTGGGTAAACAACAGCACACAACAATTATATCTCTGGTCCGGTTCTACATGGGTATTGGTTGGACCGCAATTTAGTGAAGGTACTAAATCTGGGCCATTAGTTGAAAGTCTGTTAGACATCGATAACAGAACAAGAACTGTTATTATTTTTTATACAAGAGATATTCCAGTTGTTATTATCAGTAAAGATACATTTATTCCAAAGGTCGTTATCCAAGGATTTACAAGTGTTCAAACTGGTATTAACATCACTACTAGAACAGATATTTCGGAAGACTCAGTAATTCCAAAATTAATAGGTAGAGCTACATCTGCCGATGCGTTGGCAATTGGCACCGCAGAAATTCCTTCAACATCGTTTATAAGACGAGATCAGATTGAAACAATTTCAGCACAATTTAACGTTAGAGATGATTCTGGTTTGTTTATAGGAACAAACGGAAATTTTAACCTAGCAGTAAAATCAGCCAACGCAGTTTTATATAATTCAACACCTGGTGGATCTATTGATATCCAATCAAGTAGAACAGGCAGCTTTGGTGTTCCAACAACAGTTATTCGTGTTATAGAAGATAAAATTGGGGTTAACAATTCTACGCCAACAGCTACTCTTGACATTATTGGCACTGTTAAAATTGCTGGTACAGCATCTATCATTGACGAGTCTAATTCTACAAATTTACTAAATGGTAGTTTTGTAACCCAAGGCGGTATGGCAGTTAATAGAAATCTTAATGTTGGCGGCGATCTAAGCGTATTAAGTGGAAGTCTGTTTACTAAATCTATTAAACCATTGACAGCTTCGGAGACTATTGGTGAACTAGGTAATCGATACAAAGTAATATATGCTGATCAGTTAGTTGCTAATACCTTTACTGGTACATTGACTGGTAACATTTCAGGTACTGCTAATTCAGCTACATCATTAACAAACTCAACTAACTTTAAATTAGAAGGTGACGTTTCTAGTAACGTAGTGTCATTTAACGGCACTGGAAATCTTAACAAGACATTTACTACAACATTAACATCGGATATTATTTCTAACAAAGCATCGCTTGGTACCATTCAGCCCAATGACGAATTGTTAGTATACAGAAATAATACAGGTTTAAGAAAAGTAACACGACAAACATTTTTAGATGATGCTGCTGTACCAATTGGATCGATATTTCCTTATGCTGGTACAACAGCTCCAACAGGGTATTTGTTATGTGACGGAAGCGAATTTGAATTATATCGTTATAGAGAACTTGGCTCAGTATTAGGAAGTACGTACAACGGTAGTGCTCCATTACTAGGATCTCCAAAAGGCGCAACCTTTAGAATTCCCGACCTACGAGGAAGATTTGTGTTGGGCAAACAGAATATGGACAACGAAATTACAATTCCATTTCCTGGTGGTTCAACAGCCCCAGATGCTGGCGGCGGTCTTGTAGTCCCACCAAGAGTTACTGACGGACAAGCAGCTATATTAGGCGGAGCCGGTGGTGACGATCAATATGTAATTGAGCAGTATAACATTCCTGACCATGATCATGATTTGGTTGGTAGACGAGCAGATAACACACCAAGTGGTTCACAGTTTTATGTAATTAACGATATGTCGTCTGCGCAGCCCACAGACAGTTCTCCATTTACATTAATTGGCGGTGCTGGACGATTAAATGAAAGAACTAGAGCAGGCACAGTTATTGGCGGCGCTCAAAAAATGTCGTCTAGTGGTCTAGTAAGAATTAATATTGAAGATAAACGAACTCCTGGAAATTCTGATTCGTTGATTGGAAGACCGTTTAACGTAATGAATCCGTTTATAACTTTGAATTACATTATACGTAGTGGAAAACCAACTAACGATTAACGGAGCGATTAATGGCATATACAATAAACAAAACTGACGGAACTACAATAGCAACAGTTGTTGACGGGCAAATAAACCAGTCAGCAACAAGCATTACACTGATTGGAAAAAACTTTAGCGGATTTGGTGAATACCTAAACGAAAATCTTGTTAAAATTTTAGAAAATTTTGCTAGTACAGGAGTCGAACCAACTCCAGCATTGACAGGTCAGCTTTGGTATGACCTAGAAGAAAATCGAGTAAAAGTTTATTCTGGAACCGAATGGAAAGCAGTTGGCACATCGGCATTGGCGGCAACAAGACCTTTAGATATCAGTACTGGAGATTTTTGGTTTAGTACTACGGATAATCAGTTGTATTTTTATGATGGGTCAAGAGACTACTTGATTGGACCAGACTATTCGTCGGCCCAAGGGCAATCAGGTCTTAAAGTAGAAACCATAGAAGACTCGGCTCGAAGAAATAGAACAGTAGTAACATTATACATAGGCGGCGCAATTGGCGGATTTTTTAGTGCTGTAGAATTTACTCCAAGATTTCCAATACCAAGCTATACCGCTAACATTATAAAAATTGGTTTTAATCCGCTCACTGATGCTTTTAAATTTGTAGGTACTTCTAATAACTCAGATAAACTAGGTAACGTTGAAGCTATTTTTTACGCTAGAAAAAATCAAGCTAATATTTTTACTGAACAACTAACAATATCAAACGATCAAGGTATACGCTGGGGCACAGGTCCACAAGGACAAGCAGGTGTTGAAAGTGGTGGAGACGTATATTTTAGAAATTCGTCTAACAACTTTAAAATGGCGTTTAAGGTAACAAAGAATAACAATTCCTTAACAGCAATGACTATTGAACCTAGCAGCACTGGTGACGACGTAATTAATATTTTTCAATCAAACGCTAACAGTCAAGTTAACGTAGGCGGTAACATGACTGTCGCTGGAGACCTAACAGTTGAAGGCGCTACAATTATAATTCAATCAGAAACTCTTACACTAGCAGATAAAAATATTGAATTGGCAGTTCCTAGTTCGGGATCGCCTTCGGACACAGGCGCAGACGGCGGTGGCATAATATTAAGAGGTAATACTAATCATTCTATATTATGGGATAACGCTACAAACACTTGGGTGTCTACAGAATCAATTGATATTCCTAGTTTAGGGTCATATAAAATTGACGGTGTACCAGTACTAGAAGACACTGGTGTAGGCATACAATTATCTGCGGCAGTAACATCTGCTCCGGGTGTAACAAGTTTTGGTACATTAAACAATTTAACAATTGATAACCTTGTACTCAACGATAATGTTATTTCTAACAACGGAAGCACAATGCCTTATGCGGACGGCGGCAACGTTGGCGGAATAAACTCTACAGATTTACATATAGAACCTCGAGGCGATTTATATCTTGATGGATCTTCAAGTCCAAAAATTATTGGCATACAGACCACTAGCGAAAACAGTATTGACCAAACGGTTGAAGCTCAAGGAGTTTTAACTACTACTGAGTTGTCAGAAGCTACAAGTAAAAAATATGTTACAAATTTAGTTAGATCTAGAAGCATTCCGCTAACAATGGATGTTACTGGCAAGGGGCTTATTGGATACGATCCTGACGAACCAGTAGGATTAACTGATGCTGAGGTTGAAGCAGAATTAACATTGATTGCTCCAGTTGATGAATACGAATTAGGTACTATAGCAAGAATAGCAACATGGAGATATTTTTTAGAAAATATTCCAGCCGTATCTACAGTTGGTGTTCAGTGGGACGGTGGTAATATGATAGCTACAGAAACTCTGTATGATGTAACTGGAGCATTAACACCGTCTGGCACGCCAGGCACATACAACGCAATTAAAGAAGTAGCAGTTGATTCACAAATACCAACACAAAAACCTCCAAGATTTTATGTTGTTAGAGGATTAATTACTTGTATTTTGACACAAACAGGCCCTACAACAATTGAGTGGGTATTAGACACAAGAACAGAAGATGATGTTGTACCAGGTGCTACTGGAGCTGGAATAAGCAGCTTTATTAGACCACTATGGTAAATTAAATAAACTGACGGAAGAAGCAGATGCCATATCAAATTAATAAATTTAACGGTGATAGATTAGTTGTACTAGAAGACGGTACACTTGATTCTACGACCAGTGTAGGACTAGTAGGTAAAAACTTTGCTGGGTACGGCGAAATACAAAATGAAAATTTCCTATGGTTGTTAGAAAATTTTGCCGGCGCTGCTGCTCCAAATAAAGCAATAATTGGTCAACTATGGTATGACTCTGATACACAACGTATTAAAGTTTATACTGGTCTTTCTTGGAACATTGTAGGAAATACAACTATTTCTCCTACACAACCAATTGAAAATGCTCCGGGCGATGGTTGGTTAGATACTGATTCAAATCAATTTTATGTCTATGACGGCACACAATTTAAATTTGTAGGACCTGAAGCAGTTACTGATTTTGGCACAACACGTCTAGTATCTACAAAAATAAGAGATACTGGGTCAACTTCTAGACCAGTGATTAAAGTAACGTTAAATGATACAGTAGTAGCTATAATTACGGAAAGAGATTTTGATATACTTGTTGCTGACGCAGTACCTGGATTTAGTTCTCTAAAGAAAGGTATAACTTTATCTTCAACATCGTTTTTAAAAGGATCAGTGGCAGGCAACGCTTCTACAGCTAGCACCTTAGAAACTCCACGTACTATTAACGGTGTTTCGTTTGATGGATCTGCTAACATAGTTGTTAAATCTAATACAACTAATTACCTTGTTGGTGGAAATTATATCATTGGCAATGATTTTGACGGATCTGCCACCACAACGTGGAGTATTGATGCTACATCGTCTAATATTGATGATAAAATAGTAGCTAGAGATGGATTAGGAAATTTTTCAGCAAGTACAATAACGGCTGATTTGACAGGTAATACAACCGGAACACATTACGGAAACGTTCAAGGCAACGTTTCTGGAAACACAATAGGAACTCACACTGGCCCAGTAATAGGTAATGTAACAGGTAATGTAACAGGTAATGTAACAGGTTCAGTAAACGGTATAATTGGTAGCGCATCGCCAACCTCAGCAACATTTACAGTAGTTTCAATAAATGACGAATTAAAATTCTTAGATTCTGCTGGAACTGTTGGCCAAGTTTTAAAATCAAGAGGCGCAGGCTTGTCACCGGAGTGGGGATCTGCTACAATTGATCTTACGACTCAAGTAACAAACACATTGTCTGTAGGCAACGGTGGCTCAGGAAGAAATACTTTAACACTAAATCATTTAGTAGTTGGCGGTGGCGGATCTCCAGTTCAATTAATTGCTCCTGGGCCGTCTGGTAATATTTTATCATCGACTGGTGTAGCATGGGAAAGTATACCTAATGGTATTATAGCACAAGTGGCCTATTTCGCAAGACAAACAGCTCCATCTGGTTGGCTTGTGTGCAATGGGCAAGCAGTATCTAGAACTACATACGCAAGTTTATTTTCAGCAATTGGAACATTGTGGGGTGCTGGAGACGGCGTGACTTCGTTTAATCTTCCTGATCTTCGAGGAGAATTTATCCGAGGATGGGATGCTGGTCGAGAAGTCGACACTGGTCGAGCATTTGCTTCACAGCAAACAGATTCTATTGAATCTCATGGACACATATTTGATGACATCCGTTGGAGTGAAATTAGTGGAAGTTATACATACAACGATCCTCAACTAGGATCTATTAGTGTTGGCCCGGGTGCTGGTTCAAATAGAGGCACTGACTACGATAACGGTGCCCATTTCTTACAGCACGGAACATACAATACAGGTATACACGAGACTCGTCCACGAAACGTAGCAATGTTACCATGTATAAAATTTTAATTGGAGCAATAAATGCCATATCAGGTAGATAGATATAACGGAACAATATTTTCAACAGTCCCTGATCAAACAGTGGACTCGTCGAGTTGTGACATTAAATTAGTTGGTAAAAATTATGCCGGGTATGGCGAGATACAAAACGAGAATTTTTTACATCTATTAGAACATTTTCGTAGCGAATTTGCTCCGCGTCGACCAATAGTTGGTCAAATATGGTATGACGAGTTAAACAACAAATTAAAATTTAGAGATTACACAAACACATGGAAAACAACAGCAATAGTTGATGTTTCTACTACAGCTCCAACTGGCTTAGCAGCTAGAGATAAAGGTAATGTTTGGTATAACGATACACTCAAACAAATCAACGTATGGGATGGCACAAATTATGTTGTTATTGGTCCAGAAATTGCTGTAAATTTTGGAGAAACTAAATTAACATCCAGTACTATCCGTGACAACGGAAACACCCAACATGCTATAATTAAAATTTATTCTGATGACGAAGTTATTGGAACAATTAGCAATGAAGAATACGGTATTGGTGATGTAGATGAAATTGACGGATTCACTACAATCAAGAAAGGTATAACTTTAATCAATACTCCAGCATCTGGAGTAACTTCGTCTACCCACAGATTTTGGGGTACTGCTAGTAATGCGTTAAAATTTGATGGAAAAACTACCGCAGACTTTGTGTTAAGAACTGGATCTGGTTCAACATTTGACGATACTGGCTTTAGTGTAGGCAATGATTCTGATATAAAAATATTTGTAGAAGATACTAATAAACCAGTAATATCTAACCAAGTTGGCAGTAGCATACGTGTTAGAATAATGAATGGCACTATTAAAGAAGATGTTGGTATATTTGATGTTACTGGAATGACTCCGGGTATTAATGACACATATAATCTTGGATCGCCAATTAAAAAATGGAATGAAGTTCATGCTACTGATCTGTTTGGTAATGTTAGGGGATCAGTAACTGGTAGTCATTATGCTGAAGATGATTCAGTAATGATAAATGGAGTAACTAAAGAATTATTTGGGTCGTTAACTGGTTCAATAGCTGGCAATGTTAGAGCATTAGATAACAGTGTTGCCTATGACGGATCTACTAAAACTTTTACAGGATCTAATACTAACTTTCTTAATTCTTCAATAGACACATTAACAGTTATTAATCAAGTAGTTGGAGATCTCAAAGGCGACATTTATGCCAATGATAATACTATTGCTTACAATGCTGGAACAAAACAGTTTACGGGCTCTTTGGTTGGTAACGCAGCCACATCAAGTAAGTTTTTAGATCCAAAGTATATTAATGGAGTTGCCTTTGATGGTTCTTCTAACATTACCATTGAAGATGATACTAAAGTTGCTAAACTAGGCAGCTCAATGACTGGCTACTTAACTTTAGTAGGAGAACCAACGCAGCCTAATCATGCGGCTACTAAACAATATGTTGACGACAAGGTAGCTTCAAGAACATTATTCTTTAGTTTAGATACAAAAGGCTTGTTATTATCAGGCGCCGGTGCCGGGTCAGTGGTGGCAATATTAAATCAATTAGCACCAACTGAGAATTTTTTACCTGGAACTAGAGCGCACATTGCTAGTACTATTCAAAACGTTCAATCCGTAGCGTCTTTGCAGTATCAGTCAAGGATTGGTTCAACATATTTGGTTGGTGTATCAGTTCAAACTACTATGCAGAACCCTACTAGAAACAATCTTTTGATATACCAAGTTAATTCTACAAGGACAAGTTGGGAATATGTATCAGGTTAACCTTGTTGAAAATTATATGACTAATGTTGACGAAGTTATTAGTCTAACTGAACAGCACCTAGATAAGTTCACAGATAGGGGCCCGGGTAATATTCATAGTTTTAAAACTAATTACGGTCATAGTAAATTAAAAAGTTTATTTTATTTTAATATGAGCGAAGAATTAAAAAACGCAGTGTTTAAAACTATTCCAGATGACAGAGAATTTGTATCGACGTTTACTATTAATCGCTATGAACCAGGCGATTATTTGATAAGACACAAAGACAGCAGCGCAGGGTATTGGAAATTTAAATTGATTTTTCTTAGAAGCGATAAATCACATTTTAAATATTATGACGAACAGGGAATAGGTCACATTGTTGATGAAAAACCAGGGGCATATTTAGATATGCCTGTTCATTTAGAACATGAAGTAACAGAAATCGGTGCCGACGAGCAACCAAAATATAGCCTAGTGCTTACATGGGGAAGAATTTAATATGGCAAAAGTAGCTAGAGATTTATTATTCATCAAATCTACCGGAGTTCTCATAGGAGAATTAGGGCCAGAAACAGATAGAGAATCTTTGAATTTTGAAAAGTTTTTGATTAAAAGCGTAGAGCTTGATCCTGAATTTGGTGAATATTGGTATGGTGATCACGACACGGGTGAAATTAGATCTAAAGTTGAAAAACCTGTGGTCACAGAAAGCTATATTAAATTTGATTCTAATATGGTAGTACACGCTCATTATCCTATACACAAGCAGATTAACATAATAATAGACATGTTAGATCAGTCCGGATTGCCTAAAACTGAAGCATTTACACGTCTTAAAGAGTATATTGATAAAGTTAAAGTACAACACGCAGAGCAAATAGCAGCATACAGTTCGAACCCTGACGCATATACGTGGGTTTCTGAAGAAGAAGAACACGATATAATTGATAAGAAGCGTAGATTTGAGTAAGAATAAATATAGAAAACTGGAACAAACATGACCTATCGCGTAGACAGATATAATAGAACTTTTTTAACAAATGTTGCTGACGGCACCATCGATAGTACCACTGATCTACGGTTCGTGGGTAGAAATTATTCTGGGTACGGTGAGATACAAAATGAAAATTTTCTACACTTATTAGAAAATTTCTCAAATACAGTAGCACCGTCTAGACCTATCAGCGGCCAAATTTGGTACGATTCTGGTACAAAAAAATTAAAATTTTACGACGGTGTTAAGTTTAAAGTAGCAAGTGGTGCTGAAGTAGCATCTACAGCTCCATCCGGACTGGCCGCAGGCGATTTATGGTTTGATAACGGCACTAATCAGTTGTCAGCATGGAACGGATCTAGCTTTGTATTGATTGGTCCACAAAGTGCTCCTGGTTTTGGTACTTCTCAGATTGTTACACAAGTGGTCAAAGACGTTAACAATACATCTCATGTTATTTTACGTGCGGTAGTAGGCGGTGTTACTACCGCAGTGTTTAGTAACGATCCTGATTTTACTTTATCTTCATCTAATACTATTGGCGGATTTTCAGAAACTGGCCGCCAAATTAAGAAAGGTATTACATTAAATTCTGTTATTTCAACAGGAGTTAGTGATGCTGCCGGGTATAGATTCTGGGGAACTGCCAGTAACTCGGAAAAACTTGGCGGACAACCAATTGAAAAATTTATTCGTAGTGATGCTGAAGGCGGTTTTACAGCTGAAATTAATTTTAAAGCAGGGTTAACTGTTAATTCAGGTAACAGAAAAGATCTTAGAGTTTGGATCAACACTAATCAACAACCAACTATTGAAAATCAAGTTAACGGTCCAATAGTATTAAGAATTTCTAACAGCGGATCAAATGTCGATAAAGACGACATGATGATTATGACTAGGGACCAGTTTGACAATTCAGACGCAAGTTCGGCTAATGCTATATTTCCAGGTGCTACTGGAAGATTAAATTTTGGTACTTCTACAAAACAGTGGAAAACAATTTACGCTAATACAGTTCAAGGTAATCTTGTTGGTAATGTTACAGGAAATTCTGTTGGTATTCATAAAGGAAATCTTTTAGCAGCCAACGATACTGTGGCCTTTAACGCAACAACTCGAGCATTTGTTGGTGATAGTTTTACTGGTTCGTTTACAGGGCCAATTAACGGTCAATCAACATCATCAATAACCGCATCAAAATTAAACAATCTTGATCCTAGCGAATTGGCAACACCTGGTGTTGCTACAATACCTATTAGAACTTCAACAGGAATTATTCGAGCAGCTAGATTTGAAGGGCAGTCAACTGATACAATTACTGTAAATGGAAGAGCATTATCGGTAACAAAAGATCCAAATACTGTTGTATTAAGAAACAACGGCGGCGACGTGGAAGCTAGATACTTTAATGGTACCGCCACTTCAGCACAATACGCTGACTTAGCAGAGATATATAAAACTGATAAAGAATATGAAGTTGGAACTGTAATTGCTGTAGGTGGCGAATTTGAAGCTACAGAAGCTAGTTTAGGTGACAGAGCTATAGGTGTAATATCAGAAAAACCAGCATATTTGATGAACAGAGATGCGGAAGGCCAAGCAGTGGCATTAAAAGGGCGTGTGCCAGTTAAAGTTTCTGGTGTTGTTAAAAAAGGTCAACGACTTGTAGCAGGAGTTTCTGGTAGAGCTGTAGTTGCTACCCACCATACAACTGTAGATGTGTTTGCTATAGCATTGGAATCACATCTAGAACCAACAGATGGCGTTATTGAAGCAATTATAATATAAGGATTAGAGATGGCATTACCAGCAAGCGCAGCAGCACAATTTGACCCAGTTAGATTTAGTGATTATAATAATCTCTATAACTACGTTGCCGACACATTAGGCCCTATTCCGGTTGATGGCAGCAACGTCTTTGGATACAGACTAGGTCGCGGCTATGGTCAGCTAACTACTAGTTTTAATTCTTTACTGTATCCATTTCTAAGAACTATTACAAATATTACCAACGCCAGTCCCCCAGTTGTTACTACATCACTAAATCACAATTTAGTAGCTGAAGAACTTGTATTTTTAGCAAACTTTACGCAAAGTGGATGGAACACATCTACTTTAGAATCAAATTATTTTGTAGTTGACCAAGTGTTAACGCCTACAACGTTTACTCTTCGCGGCGTCGATGCACGAACAACAAATGGTTTTGTAACTTGGGGCCTAGGCCAAACAGGACAGTGTACGCAACCAATTATATCTGCTAATCAATTTAATAATTTAAGAGCCGATGTTAATAAAATTTACAAACATACTACAGGTGTTAACGCAACACAAGGTCAAATGCCTACAGTGGTAAGAAACGCAGGCATTAATCATAATGTATATTTGCCTTATTATAATTTAATAGACACTGTTTACAATGCTAATTTGAAATTAGGCGAAAGTATAGAATATCTAACACCAACTAGACCATCAAGAACCGCAAGTTGGAACTCGAGCATAGCTGTTGAATTTACTGTTGAATTTCCTACAGAATATGATTTTGTTCAGTATTTTAATACCGGCGGATTGTTAAAAATGAATATACTAGTTACCAGCTTGTCTGATGGTGCTAGAACTACAAAAAACACATCATATGCTAATCTAGCAACAGCTAATTTTCCATTGTACTATGGAGCATATCCTAAAGCCACAATGGGATATACTGATACAACTAAATGGGCCTCTGCGGGAGCATATCAAGCCAGCTTGTCTGGGTATACTGAAATTTATAGAGTTAACCCGACAGGTACTTACGCAGTAAACTATTATAGACTACAGCATCGTTTAATTAATGCTAGAAGACTGTCGTTTATTCTTACTGCGGTTGACGATGTATCAAATGCATTTGCTCAAGACGTTACAGCAGACTTTGAGTTTAATTTAAGTTTTATCTACACTACTGGATCAATTACTTTAGGGTTCAACCCGTTGACTCAATTATCAGTAAACTATCAACAGACCTGGCAAGGTTCATAAACGTTCGTATTCTAAATATCCTAGCATATATACTGTGCTAGGATATTTTTATGGATAAAAATCTTGAATCAATAATTGAACTATCGGACAAAATGTTGTCCTTTAGGACTCAACGTCTTTACATAAAAGAAAAATTTGAAGCTGACACAGTATTTGGTTATAGTAGCGGAATATTTAAAATTGATCAGTCTTTTATTTCTTATGTTAAAGTTATGATTGAGTTAGGAAAAAAGTCCAATACAGTTGTACTTGACATAAATTCAAATCCAATAATGATAGAAAATTTAGATAATTTTCTTGTAGAAATTATTGACAGATACGTTAGTGCGTTAAATCGATATCACGCAGAGTATCAAGAACTTAAATCGACAAAACCCGGTTCTTGGAAAATTTCACGTAAA